GTTACATTTTAGAAGCCGATAGTTAGAACCTTTCCGTGTTGGAGGCTTTGCGCGCATGTCCCGAGCATGGCCTGCCGACACGGCTGAGCGCAGGTCTGTTGACGCGCTTGTGCCCTACGCCAACAACGCCAGAACACACACGCCAGAGCAGGTCGAGCAGATCGCCCGGTCAATCGAGGCGTGGGGCTGGAAAAACGCCGTTCTCATAGACGAGGCGGGTGGGATCATCGCCGGTCACGGGCGCGTCCTGGCCGCCAAGCACCTGGGTTATACCGACGTCCCGGTGGTGGTCGCGACGGGTTGGACCGAAGCCGAGAAACGCGCCTACGTCATCGCCGACAACCAGCTTGCCCTGGCCGCCGGGTGGGACGAGGACATGCTGCGGGCCGAGCTTGGCGCGCTGGCGGCGGACGGCTTCGCGCTCGACCTGATCGGCTTCGGCGACGATGAGCTCGGGCGGCTGCTGGCCCCGCCGGAAACCGAGGGGCTCACCGACCCCGACGACGCGCCGGATGTGCCGGATGTGCCGGTCACCGTCGAAGGCGACCTCTGGCTGCTCGGGCGGCACCGGCTGGTCTGCGGCGATTGCACGGTGGCCGATACGACGCTGCGGGCGATGGGCGATGTCCGCCCGCACCTGATGGTCACCGACCCGCCCTACGGCGTCGAGTACGACGCCGACTGGCGCAACCACGCGCGGCGACCGGACGGGTCGCTGATCGGCGGGCGGGCTATCGGCAAGGTGACCAACGACGAGCGGGCCGACTGGCGCGACGCCTGGGCGCTGTTCCTGGGCGACGTCGCCTATGTCTGGGGTGCGGGGCTGTGCTCGAAGCAGTCGGTCGAGTCGCTTGAGGCGGCGGGCTTCGTCATCCGCGCCCAGCTTATCTGGGCCAAGAACCAGTTCGTCGTCGGACGCGGCCACTACCACTTCCAGCACGAGCCCTGCTGGTACGCGGTGCGCAAGACCGGCAAGAGCCATTGGCACGGCGATCACACCCAGTCGTCGCTCTGGCAGATCGACAAGCCGCGCCGCTCGGAGACCGGGCACAGCACGCAGAAGCCGGTCGAGTGCATGAAGCGGCCCATCGAGAACAATAGCAGCCCCGGTCAGGCGGTCTATGAGCCGTTCAGCGGCTCGGGCACCACGATCATCGCCGCCGAGATCACCGCCCGGTCCTGCCACGCCATCGAGATCGACCCCGGCTACTGCGACGTCGCGGTGCAGCGCTGGGAAGCCTTCACCGGCCAGACCGCCACGCTGGACGGCGATGGCCGAACCTTCGCCGAGATCGCCGCCGAGAGGGTGCCAGATGCAACCCGGACCACCGCCGAAGCCCACGAAGCTCAAACGGCTTGAAGGCAACCCCGGCAAGCAACGTCTGAACGATAGGGAGCCGGAACCGACCGGGCCATGCAAGCGACCCGCCTTCCTGACGGGCGCTGCGGCTGAGGAGTGGGAACGGGCGTGCGCAGCGATGCCGCCGGGCTTCTACACCGCCGCCGACATCCCGGTGCTGACCGTCTATTCGCTTTCATGGGTTCAATACCGAAACGCCCTGGCGCAGGTCGGGCGCGAGGGCATGACGCAGAAGACCGTGCTCGGCCACGACAAGACCCACCCGGCAGTGAACATCTCGCTCAAGCACGCCGAGGTGATCCTGCGCACGGCGGACCGGCTGGGCATGAGCCCGGCGGCCAGGGCGCGGCTGGAAATGCCGGAAGAAAACGCCGAGCAGGGCAAGTTCGCCGGTCTGTTCGGCGGAAAGCCGCTGCGGCTCGCAATCTCCAACGAGCCGAGCTCGTCTGCGCGTTCGTCGAAAGGCTGACCGTCCCGTCAGGCGAAGGTGCGGGCGGCCCGATCAAGCTGCGGCCCTGGCAGCGCCGGTTCATCATCGACGTCTATGCGCCGCAGTACGAGGACGGGCTGCGGCTGGTGCGCCGGGCGATCTTTTCGCTGGGGAGGAAGAATGGGAAGACCCTTCTGGCGGCGGCGCTGGTGCTGGTTCACCTCGTCGGCCCCGAAGCCGAGCGGAACGGTGAGATTTATTCCGCCGCCAACGACCGGGAGCAGGCTGGGCAGGTCTTCAAGATGGCCCGGCAGATGGTCGAGGCCGAGCCCGAGCTCGTGGCGCGGCTGCGGGTGGTCCCGTCGACCAAGACCATCGCCTGTTACGGCAACGGCAGTTTCTACCGGGCGCTGAGCGCCGAGAGCGGCACCAAGCACGGGCTCAACCCGACCTTCGTGATCTTCGACGAGCTCGCGCAGGCCAGGAACCGCGACCTGTACGATGTGCTCGACACGTCGATGTCGGCGCGGGCCGAGCCGCTGTTCCTGGCGATCAGCACGCAGAGCAACGACCCGGAGCACATCCTGTCGAAGCTGATCGACGACGGGCTGAGCGGCGCGGACCCGACCACGGTCTGCCACTTGTACGCCGCGCCGGAAGACGCCGAGCTCGACGACGAGTCGGCGTGGTATGCGGCCAACCCGGCGCTCGGCGACTTCCGTTCGCTGGATGAGCTCGCGACGGCGATGGCGAAGGCGAAGCGGCTTCCGGCCGAGGAGCCGAAAGTCAGGAACCTATATCTCAACCAGCGGGTCGATCCGACATCGACGCTGATCAGCCGCACCGACTGGCTTGCCTGCAAGGGCGAGGCGAAATGGGAGCCGGGCGAGAAGGTCTATCTGGCGCTCGACCTGTCGGCGAAGACCGACCTGACCGCATTGGTTGGGGTGAGTGTCGAGGGTGGCAGCCGGGTCGCGGCGTGGTTCTGGAAACCCGCCGACTATCTGGCCGACCATGAGCGCCGCGACCGGGTGCCTTACAGCCTGTGGGAGAAACAGGGGCACCTGATCGCCATCCCTGGCCGGTCGATCCATCCGCGAGTGATCGCGCAGAAGATCGCCGAGCTCGTCAACGAGTACGACGTCGTCGGGCTGGCTTACGACCGGTGGGGTATTCAGAACCTGTTACGCGAGTTCGACGGGGTCGACCTGCAAGCCCACGACGCCCGCGAGGAGGGCGACGGGCTGCGGCTGGTCTCCTGGGGCCAGGGCTTCAAGGATATGTCCCCGGCGGTCGACGCGCTGGAAACGGCGGTGCTGCACGAGACGCTGATCCACAACGGCAATCCGGTGCTGACGTGGAACATGGGCAACGCGGTGGTGGTCACCGACCCGGCGGGCGGGCGCAAGCTGGATAAGACCAAGGTTCGGTTCCGGATCGACGGCGCGGTCGCCCTGGCGATGGCGCTCGGACTCAAGGATCGCGAGCGCGGTCCGGAGGGCGAGAAAGAATACCGGATGCTGTTCCTGTGAAGGAGCTTTCCCGATGCCCGACAGGAAGCCAGCCGACGAGAGTTGCGCGGTGTGCCGTTACTACCTCGCGTATGACGCGGACAGCGGCGCATGTCGGCGCTACCCGCCGCAAGCCTCATCGGGTCACTACGCGCCGAGAGACCCGCACCCCGGCGAGGCGGTGGCGCTCATCCGCTATCCGGTTGTCTACGCGGCAGAGTGGTGCGGCGAGTTCGTCGCCGCCGCCTTGTAGGGATGTCCCAATGTCTTTGCTCATATTCGCGGTGGTGGTGCTGATCGTGGTCGGGATCGTCTGCGCCATCGCCTATCAAATCCCCTTCCCGCCCGGCCTTCTTTGGGCGCGCTGGGCGATCCCGGTCGTCGCGCTGCTGGTCGGCCTGTTGGCGATCCTGCAACGACTGGTCGTGGTCTGATGTCCGTCACCATCACCCCGGATGGCACGCCATCGCTGGCGGATGTGCTGTGGGACCCGGCTCCGAACGAAACCTATCTGCTGGTCGGCGACTTCCCGGCGGTGAAGGGCGGGCCGCAGACGCCAGCCACCGAACCGTGGACGCTGGACGCCACCGAGGCGACGTTCAGCGGCTTGCTCTACACCTACAACCTGCATCACCTGACGTTCATCGGCGGCACGTTCGCGCCCGAAGCCGGGTTCCGGATCGACGCGATTAACGATGTGACGATCCGAGGGACCGCCTTCACCGGCAGCGGGATCGTGATCGTCAAGGGCACCGGCCTGACCGTCACCCAATGCAGCTTCGACCACTGCGGCTGCGCGGTCTCGGTGCAGGGCACGGACGGGGTGACGATCACCGACAACGTCGTCACCAACAAGGTCGGCGACAGCTTCGACGCGCCTGGGTGCTGCAACGTCACCGTCTCGCGCAACCGCGACACCGGGGCATCGGCCAACGAGGGCGCGCACCCCGACTTCCTGCAAGCCTGGACCTACGCTGGCGCGTTGCCGATGACCGGATGGCTGGTCGAGGACAACCACGTCGTCGGGCTGACGCAGGGCATCTTCGTGCCGGATGGGGTGATCGGCTTCGCCCGCCGGAATTATCTCGAAGTCGGCTTCGTCAACGGCATGGCGGTCGGCAACGGCACCAAGCTCACCGTCGAGGACAACACCTTGAAGACCTTCCCCGGCGGCTTCGGCCAGCCCGGCTTCTCGGTGTTCACCGGCGGCGAGTATTTCAACGCCGGTGGCAACACCATCGACGGCGAGCCCTACACCGGCGGGTCGCCGGTCGAGCCCAGTCCGGACGACGAGATCGCCGACCTTGAGGCGCGGCTGGAAAAGATCAGCCGACTGGCTATCGGCATCCTGGCGCTCACCACCGAGGTCATCGAGATCGCGCTCGGCTAGTTGCCGTGTTGCAGGGAACAGATGCGCGAGTGGCTGTCCCACTCGCCGCCCATCCCAGCGCAATCGTGGCTCGAATGCTCGTCTGAGATCAGCGTCGTGATGATGAACATCACGGAAAACACGACGACAGCGACCGTCGCTACGGCCTTCGCCAGCCTGGACATTTGGACTTCCCCCCACCCGTTACGGTGAAGCTTGTCATAAGCCAGGGGGGAAGGCGACCAGCTTTAGTCGTGAAGGCGATAGCGCCCGAGGAAGGCGCGCGGGTTGATGAACCCCAGATTGACGAGCTCGACGATGCCGAGGCTTTCGAGGGCGGTGGCGGTGCGCCGGTCGCGCCCGAAGACCTCAACCCCGCGCTCGTCGTTCCCGGCGATCTCTCCCGCCGCGAGCCGGGTCCGCATACTGCGGTCGGCTGCGATGCAGTCACGAATGAAGGCGGCTTGCGTGGGTGTCATGCGCCCGGCCTAGGCTTGGAAAATGCGGCGGGCGAAGAACATAACCTGCTCGATCTCGCCGTCGTTCATGCAGGGTTGGAAGGGTCCGCCGCCGAAGGGCATCCGCAGCGGGTCGCCCCGGAAGTCGTCGCCGGTCATCGGCACAAACCATTGAGCCCCGGCCTCGCCGTTGTGCAGGCGGCGGACGACAAGGCCCTTCGCGGTGCGCTTGCCAATGAAGGTGACGGTCGGGTCGAGTTGCTCGGCGTAAGGGGCGGTCTGGTCGGTCATATCTAGCTCCGTTTGTTGAGCCGTGTGTACGCGACTGCGTGCAGCGATGCAAACATTTTCGCACACTATCGCTGCGACATTCTGACATCACAACTAGGGAGGCTCGCGATGCACCGTGCATATGCGATGCTCGAAGTGCGCGCCGTCGACGACGGCCAGGATCAGCGCACCTTCGAGGGTTGGGCGACCACGCCCACGCCGGATCGTCTCGGCGATGTCGTCGAGCCGAAGGGCGCGAAGTTCAAAAACCCGCTGCCGTTGCTGCACCAGCACAACAGCGACGAGCCCATCGGTCAGGTGCGGCTCAAGAAGGCGACCGACGAAGGCATCGCCTTTGTCGCGACCATTCCCAGGATCGACCAGCCCGGCCCGCTCAAGGACCGGGTCGACACCGCCTGGGGCGAGATCAAGAGCGGGCTGGTCCGCGCGGTGAGCATCGGCTTCCGGGTGCTGCAAGACGGCATGGAAAGCATCGCCGGGAGCGGCGGCATCCGGTTCACCGCGATCGAGATCATGGAGCTCTCGGCGGTCAGCATTCCGGCGAACGCCGACGCCACCATCACCAACATCAAATCCTTCGACATCGGGCTCAAGGCCGCGTCTGGCGCACCCGTTGTGAAGCTAAACCCCCCCGGCGTCTCGGGCTCCCCACAACTCAGGACACAAAGGAGCGCGGCGATGCCCCGCACCGTCAGTCAACAAATCGAAGACTTCAACGCCACCCGCGCCGCCAAGGCTGCGCGCATGGGCGTGATCATGGGCGAGTCGAGCGAGCGCAGTGAAACGCTCGATGCCTCCGAGACCGAGGAATACGACACGCTCGACGCCGAGGTGACGTCCATCGACAACCACCTCAAGCGCCTGCATTCGCTGGAAAAGGCGCAGGCCGGGACAGCGGCTCCGGTGATCCGCGCTGGCGTGGAAGCCGGTCGGCCCGCGCTGATCATCGGCGATGGCCTGGGCGCATCTGGCGGCGGTGGTGGCAGCGCGCGGATCGAGCCGGTGGTGCGCTCGCTTGAGCGGATCGACCCGTCGCTGCACGTCGCCCGGCTTGCTAAGTGCATCGTGCTTGGCCGCATGTCGCGCGGTGAAAAGAAGGCGTCGGAGTTCGCCTCCGAAATGTATCCCAACGACGGCTTGCTTCCGGACATGATCAAGGCGGTCGTCGCGGGTGGTACGGCGACCGATCCGACCTGGGCTGGCCCGCTGGTCGGCCCCGCTGGGCTCGCCTTTGCGGCGTTCCTCGAATTCCTTCGTCCGACGACGATCATCGGGCGGTTCGGGAACAACGGTGTCCCGGCGTTGCAGGCGGTTCCGTTCCGCACGCCTCTCGGCGCGCAGACCACCGGCGGCGCGGGTTACTGGGTTGGTGAGGGCAAGGCCAAGCCGCTGACCAAGTTCGACTTCTCGCGCACGCAACTGACTGAGCTCAAGGTGGCGAACATCGCGGTCGCGACCAAGGAGCTCATTCGGGACAGCAGCCCGAGCGCCGATCAATTGATCCGCAACGGGCTGGTGGCGGCTCTGCGCGAGCGGCTCGACATCGACTTCATCACCCCGGCGAAAGCTGCGGTGGCTGGGGTCAGCCCGGCGTCGATCACCAACGGTGTCGCCGGTATCCCGTCGAGCGGCACGGATGCGGCGGCGGTGCGCGCCGACATCGCGGCGGCGTTCGCAGCTTACCGGGCGGGCAACAACCCGCTCAGCGGCGGCGTCTGGATCATGCCGACCAACCTCGCGCTGCAACTGTCCCTGATGGTGACGATCACGGGTGCGCCGGAATTCCCTGGCGTGACCCCGAACGGTGGCTCGTTCGCCGGGTTCCCGGTGATCGCCAGCGACTACGTCCCCGCCGGGGACGTCGTGCTGGTCAACGCGCCGCTGATCTATCTCGCCGACGAGGGCGGGTTCGGCGTCGCGATGTCGGAAGAAGCGTCGCTCGAAATGGTCGACAACCCGGTCGGCGATGCGCACGCAGGCACCGGCCCGGCGACCGGCATGGTCTCAATGTTCCAGACCAATTCGGTCGCCATCCTGGCCGAGCGGACGATCAACTGGGTCAAGGCACGGGCGACGGCTGTGGTCCTGCTGACCGGCGTGGCGTGGGCCGTCTAACAGCCCACTGATCGCGGCCCGGCGAGGCGTTTTGTATTCTCCTCCTTGCGTCTCGTCGGGCTCCTTTTTCCCCCAGGAGCCTTGCCATGCCCCAATATACGACCCGCGCACTCAGTACGCGCGATCAAGCCTTTGTCGCCAAGCTGCGGCAATCCCAAGACCGGCGTCATCAAGCGCTCGCCAATAAGCTCGACCCACCTGCCAAGCCGCAGAAGCCGAGCGCCAAGGCGCACGCGCAATCCGAGCCAGAGCCGAAGCCGGAACACCAGCCCGAGCCCGCACACGAGCCCGCGCCGCCGCCTGCGCATGAGCCTGCCACGCCGCCCGCACACGAGCCAGCGCCTGCTGCCGCGCAGACAGGTCACGCGGTCGGGGCGATGAGCACGGCCGACGTCAAGCCGGAACAACCCCCCAAACCCGACCCGACCGCGATCCCCAGGCCGCAGCCCAAGGGCCGCTAGATGCGCCTGCCGTTTATCCGCGCACGCCCGCCAGCGGTGACACCCGCGACGACTGGCGGCTTGCCGCTTGGCGTCGGTATGGAACCCGGCCTGCCGTCCCGTGGGGGCGGCGGCTGGCTGCGGGTCTTCGAGAGCTTCCCCGGCGCGTGGCAACAGAACATCGTCTTGGATCGCGAGACGATCCTCACCTATTTCGCGGTGTACGCCTGCGTCACCCTGGTCGCGTCGGACATCTCGAAGCTCGGCGTGAAGCTGGTCGCGCAGGACGCCAACGGCATCTGGAACGAGACCACCAACCCGGCCTACTCGCCGGTGCTGCGCAAGCCGAACAGCTATCAGAACCGCATCCAGTTTTGGGAAAGCTGGATGCTGTCGAAGCTCACGCGCGGCAATGCCTACATCCTGAAAATCCGCGACAACCGCAACGTCGTGGTCGGGCTGATGGTGCTCAACCCCGACCTGACCCACCCGCTCGTGGCCTCTGATGGATCGGTGTTCTATCAACTGTCCGGAAGCCGGTTGAACCAGATCGAGGACGCGGTCGTCGCGCCAGCCCGCGAGATCATCCACGACCGCTTCAATTGCCTCTATCACCCGCTGATCGGCACATCCCCGGTCTGGGCCGCCGCCTACTCTGCGGCGCAGGGCATGGCGATCCAGAAACAGTCGGCGAAGTTTTTCGCCAACGCCTCGCAGCCCGGCGGCGTGCTCACCGCGCCCGGCGCGATCAGCGACGCGACGGCGCTCAGGCTCAAGGACGCCTGGGAGCACAATTTCTCAGGCGAGAATTCCGGTCGTGTGGCGGTGCTCGGCGACGGGCTGAAATACGAGCGGATGTCGCTCACCGCCGTCGAAGGCCAGTTGATCGAGCAGCTGAAATGGACCGCCGATGTGATCTGCTCGGTGTTCCACGTCCCGCCCTACAAGATCGGGATCGGCGCGATGCCGACCTACAACAACATCCAGTCGCTCAATGTCGAGTACTACAGCCAGTGCCTGCAATCGCTGATCGAGGCGGCTGAGCTCTGCCTCGACGAAGGGCTGGAAATGGCGACCGGCACCGGCACGATGTTCGATGTCGATAACCTGCTGCGGATGGACACGGTCACACAGATGGTGACGCTGAAGGATGGCGTCGCGGGCGCGATCTTGGCCCCCAACGAGGCGCGTCGGAAGCTCGACCTGCCGCCGGTCAAGGGTGGCGACAGTCCGCTGGCGCAGCAGCAGAATTACAGCCTCGAAGCGCTGGCGGCGCGCGACGCCGCAGGGCCGCCGCCAGGGATCACAGGCTCGGCCACGACCCCGTCGCCAACCCCAACTGCCGCCGATGGCGAAGACCCCGCAGCCGAAGACCCCGTCGCCGACCCAGCCGCCGCCAAGCGGCTCGGCGACATCTTCGAGGCGGGCTTCATGGAGGCGTTCAATGCAGCGTGACCTCGACGCGCTCGTCGATCAGATGAGCAAGCGGCTCGGCGCGATGGTGCAGCCGATGTTTACCCGGCTCGAAGCCGACCTGACCGCGAAGCTGATAGCGGGCACGGTGCGCGAGGCGCTGATCGACCGCGACGGCGGACTGGTGCTGACCTTCGGCGACGGCTCGATGCGCAATCTCGGGCCGGTGATGGGTGCGACCGGCGCGCAGGGCGACGTCGGACCTGCCGGGGCCGATGGTGAACGCGGACCCGCTGGTGCGGATGGTGAGATCGGACCTGCCGGTGCCGATGGCGTCAACGGCAAGGACGGCCAGGACGCCGACCCGACCGCCATGGCGCTGTTGGAAGGCCGGGTCGACGAGCTCGATGGCCGCGCCCTGGTCGACGCGGTGCTGGCGGACGGCGTGCTGGTGATCGCGCTGGGCGACGGCACCACCCGCGAACTCGGCCCCATAGTCGGCCCACAAGGGCCTGCTGGCCCTGCCGGGGCCGAGGGTAGCGCGGCGAACGCCGAAGCCGCCCTTGTGGCGCTGGACGCCCGGCTGGGGGCCATTGAAGGACGCACCCTCGTTGAAACCCTGATCGACCGGCAAGGCTCGCTGATGCTGACCTTCGCGGATGGCTCAAGCCAGCGGGTCGGCGAGGTGGTCGGGCGCGACGGGATCGACGGCAAGGACGGCGTTGATGGCAAGGATGGGATCGACGGCAAGGATGGCGTCGGCAAGGACGGTGTCGACGGTGCGCCTGGGCGTGATGGCGTCGACGGCAAGGATGGTGCGCCGGGACCGGCTGGCCTGGGCTTCGATGATCTTGACGTCGAACTCGGAGAGGATGGGCGGGCGCTGCGGCTGAAGTTCGTGCGCGACGGGCAAGCCGAGGTCTTCGAGCTCGACGTGCCGGTGATGATCTATCGCGGGGTCTATAAACCCGACACCGACTATGTGCGCGGCGACGCGGTGACCTTCGGCGGGTCGGTGTTCGTCTGCGATGAGCCTACGCAGGCCCGACCGGAAACCAGCGGTGCGCCGTGGACCCTGGCGGTCAAGCACGGGCGCGACGGCAAGGACTTCCTGGGGCCGCGAGGGGGTGACAAGTGACCCTGCTGGTCAGTCAGGACGAGGCGATCCGGCAACTGCGCCTGTCGGCGGCGGCGATCTCACCGGAGGAGCTCGCCGACGTGCTGTTCAAAGCCGAGCAGGCGAGCGACATCGTCGTCGATTATCTCAAGGCCCCCGGCGCGGCCAACTACATCACCGACAACCCGATGGTGAACCCGCTCGCCGGGGCGCGCGATGGCGGTGGCGGCGATTGGTGGGGCGGCGGCTGGTATGGACCCGGATGGGGCGGCTACGGTCCGCCGCAAGGTCCCCCGCCGCCGCTGCGGGTGCCGCAATCGCCGTGGGATGAAACCAGCGCGCCGGTGATGATCAAGGGCATCGTGCTGATGCTGCTGACCGCGCTCTACGACGGGCGCACGCCCGGCGACGCGCTGCTGTCGGATCAGATGTGCGCCGTGCTCGCCCGCTACCGCGACCCGGCGCTCGCGTAACTTTTCACCGTCTCATTTGAGGGGCTTGACCATGCGCATCCGCGTCCTGCGGGACCGGCGGCTGGTGCCGCCGGATACCCGGAACATCGCCGTGCAGTTCACCAAGGGCGGCGAGCACACCGTCAAGCGCGAGTGGGGCGACATCCTCATCGCGGACGGCGACGCCGAGGAGCTCGACGCGCCGCATCGGAAACCTGCTGAGGACTAAGCCGTGTTGCAGAAGCGCGAGCCCGCGCTCGCCGGAACGCTACGGCAGACCGTCACACTGCAAAGCCGAACGCTCGACATCAACGGCGACCCGCTCGGCCCCTGGCAGGACATGTTCACCACCGCCGCCAGGGTGATCGCCCAGCCGATCAAGCGGGCGCAGCAGGGCGAGGTGGTGAGCAACGAGCGGCGGGTCGGGGTGCAGCCGATTGAGGTGACTATGCGGCTCGATCTCAACACCGCGCAGATCGACAGCGATTGGCGGGTGGTCTGGCTGGGCTGGGCGTTCGACATCACGGTGATGGCGGTCGACGAGATGCTGTCGGTGGTCACCGTGTTCGGTATCCGCAGCCGCGCCGGGGACACCCCGCCATGACCAGCAGCAACATCAGCGCCAAGGTGCAGGGGCTCGCTAACTTGGAAGCGAAACTTTTGCGGCTCGGAGGGCCTGAGTTCGAGAAGAAGATCAAGGACGCGAACAGCAAGAACGCCGATGAATTCCTCGCCCTGGTGCGCAGCATCATCCCGCGCGGCACCGAAGACAGCCACCTCGCCAACACGCTGCAACGGTTCGACCAAGGACCAACCGGGGCGGGCGTGTCGATTGGCGACGCCGAGCACAAATATCCGCTGCACCTTGAAGCCGGGCACCGCAACAAAGGCGGCCAGCACGTCCCCGGCAAGGCATACTGGTTCCCGGCGAAACGATTACAGTCGAAGCGCTGGCGGGCTCGGACGCGCCGCGCAGCGAACGCGATGATCAAGGCTATCGCGGCGACCGGCATCACCAGCGTCGGGGATTGACCGATGCCAGACCCCGCCGCCGCTTTCCACACGGCGCAGGACGCCGCGCTCCGGTCGTCGGTCGAGCTCGGCAATCTGTTCCCCGACTTGCGCGCCAGGATTTACGGGACCGTGCCGCAGAACGCGCCGCTGCCGTTCATCCGGATCGGCGACGATCAGATCATTCAGGACGACACCGACTGCGCTTCCGGCTCGGAGCTCTACGCCGTCGTCCACATCTGGACCCGGCCCGACCCGCCGAGCGTGCAACTCGCCCGACAGATGGCCGGGGTGATCCGCGACGTGCTGAGCGACGACGACTTCGCAATCGCTGACTTCGACGTGATCTTCGCCCTGCTCGTCGACACCCGGCACCTCACCGATCCTGACGGGTCGACCCATGCGGTGATGACCTTCCACTACGCGCTGACCGCCACCGCATAGCCCGGTCGCCGCGCCGCTTCTCGACAACCTACAACCCCCGGAGGCTTCGCTATGGCGACCCCTAACCCTGTGAAATATGCGCGTGGCGTGAAGCTGCTGATCGCCATCGGCGACGGTGGATCGCCGGAGGTGTTCACGGCGTATTGCACCGTGAACGCCGCCCGCTCGATCAAGGGCGACGCGGCGACCAACGACTTCAACATCCCCGATTGCGACGATCCGGACATGGTCGGTTGGCTGGCGCGCGAGAAGGTGTCGCTGAGCTACACGCTGGCGGGCGCGGGCATCCTCAACACCCCCGATGTGCAGGTCTTCGCCGACTATCTGGCCGACCCGCTGTCGCGCAATTGCCAGATCACCGTCGATGTCCCCGCGACCGATGGCGGCGTGGTCTTCGCCGGTCCGTTCCACCTCACCTCGTTCGAAATCACCGGCGACCGGGGCGCGAAGATGGAGGCGACACTGGCGATGGTCTCTGACGGCGAGGTCACCGTCACGGCGGTCGGCCCGTGAGCCGCAGCGCGACACTGGTCAGGCAGTGGGGCAGTGAGGAACGGACCTTCCGCCTGGGGATCGGCGAGTGGCGGAAAATCCAAGAGACCTGCGACGCCGGTCCCGGTGAGATCGCGCAGCGGATCGCAGCCTGGGCGGCGGTTCGCCGGGCCATGCCGAAAGCCGGTTTTATCGACTTGCTGGCGGCGGGCGGTGCCGGTCGGTGGCGGGTAGACGATGTGCGCGAGGTGCTGTTCCGTGGTCTGACCGGCGGCGGGCTCGACCCGACCACAGCCGGGCGGATCGTGCGCGAGCTTCATGATGAGCGCCCGCTCTTGGAGAACCTTCCGCTGGCGCTTGAAATCGTGCTCGTGTCGCTCACCGGGCCAGAGGACGAGCCGGTGGGGGAGCACGCGGGGGAGCCGCAAACGACAACGAGCGCGGCGGCCTCCCCCGAGCCAAGCTCCGGTTCGCCTATTACTACGGTGCAGGCGGCGTGATGGGGTTCACGCCCCGACAGATCGACGAATTGTCCTTCTGGGAATTCCTGGCCGTCCGCGACGGCTGGATCGCCGCCAACAGCACGTCTGACGGGGTCGGTGCGCCGACGCCAGAGGAGCACGAGGCCATGCTTGAGAAGTACGCCCGATGAGCACGGAAGTTGATCGGCTGGAAGTGGTCTTCACCGCCAACATCAAGGCGATGGAAGAAAGGCTGCTCAAAGCCGTCGCCGCCAACAAGAAGGCCGCGAAGGACATCGAGAACGCCTGGACAGGCAAGGGTATTTTCGCGGCGGCTGAGAAGGGCATCGACAGCTTTGCCGAGCACGTCGGCGAGGCCGCACGCTCGATCCCCGGCTTCGGTGCCGCGCTCGGCGCGCTTGGCCCGGTCGGGCTCACGGCGGCGGCTGGGATCGGCGCGTTCGCACTGGCGATGGAGAAGACCGAGAAGGCCGTCGACTATGCGGCTGGGATCGGCAAGCTCGCCGAGACGGTGGGCGTGTCGACCGACTTCATCCAGAAGTTCAACTTCGCCGCTCGCCAGAGCGAGGTTGATGTCGGGGCCGCCGACGCGGCGCTGAAAGAGCTCAACGCCTCAGTCGGTGCGGTACAGGGCAACCTGCCGCGCGCGAAGCAATTGGCGGTGGTCTTCGCTGACGCACTCAAGATCACGCCCGAACAGCTTCGCAGTTATCACGATCTTGAAAGCCTATTCCCGCTGATCGCGCAGCGGATTTCCGAGGCTGGAAGCGCCGCCGAGAAAGCGGCTATCGCCAAGAAGCTCGGGATCGTCGATCTCCTGCCGATGCTCGACAAGGGCGCGGCTGGCTTCCAAAAAATGTCCGATGAGGCGGAAAGCCTCGGGATCATAATTCAAGCAGCGGTGATCGAGAAAGCGCAGGGCGCAGAAGCCAAACTCAAGGCGCTCGACGACGTCATGAAAGCGCAGAGCGCATCGACCTTCGTCGAGTACGCCGACACGCTCGTTTCGATCAAAACGAAGTTCAACGAAGCTGCGGAGGCGGCGCTTCATTTCCTCGCCGCGATCACCGGCACGCGCTCAGCGACCCAGGAGCTCAAAGACGTCGACGAGACCATCAAGAATTTGCAGCACCCGCGAGATATATATACCGCCATCATCGCGGGTCTTTCGCCGAGTGCGCTTAAGGAAGCCCAAGCGCGGCGCGCGCAGTTGGGCGGCCAAATTCTAACCGACGCCGCCGCGGAGGACGCCAAGGCGCGCGCGAAAGCTGGCGAAGGAAAGCCGGTCTCTATCGTCCCACCGAAGCCGCCGAAGGCCGGGCCGAAGGATGAGACCGTCGATCTCACAAAGGCGGCGATGGATGTTTTCGCCACCAGCATGAAGGGCCTGGAAACCGCACAGGCCGCGCTCACCGACAGTCTCACCGAGCGCAATGTCCTTGAAAAACTGGCTATCGACAGCGAGCTCGCGAAGCAGAACGTCGACATCGACGCGCAGATCGCCAAGGCGAAGGAAGCTCAGAAAAAGGGGCTCGACAAAGAGGCCGACAATCAGGTGATGCAGTTGGAGGTCGCGAGGCTCAACGACGAGCAGATCGCCATCGACAAGAAACTGCTGCTCGACAAGCAACTGCAAGAGCAACACCTACAGGTCCAACTTGCGCACGAGCAGGCCGTCGCCGACTTGCAGGCGTCGGCGATAACCGCCCAGGCCAATCACCTAACCGCACTGGCCGGGCTCACCACCCACACACAAGAGCGCATTGCCTTGGAGCGGCAGGCGATGCTCGCTCAGCAAGCCGCCGACCGCCTGCTCGCCGACACGAAGATCAAACAGGCTGAGCAATTGCTCGCCGACATGAAGACCAAGACAGCGGACCCCGACACGCTGAAACCGTTCATTGACGCGCTGATCGCGGCGCAGGCGGCGCGCACCAAGCTCGACATATCGCAACCCGATACAGTGAACGCCTTCAACTTCGCCAATGCCGACCCTCTGGCGAAGTATGCCGAGGGCATCAAGACCGTTGACGAGCAGATGTCGGATTGGGCGGTCGGCGGGCTCAACGATCTCGCGCAGGGCTTCGCCCAGGCTGTCGTCGAAGGCGGCAAGCTGACCGACGTCGCCAAGTCGATCTTCCAGAAGATCGCCGAGGACATGATCCAGTCGTTCGTCGAGCAGAACGTCACCAAGCCCGCCGCATCATTCCTGTCGGCGCTGTTCACCCCGCACGCAGCGGGCGATCTCACCGGCGCAGCGGGCGGGCTCGCCCTGGTCGGTGAGAAAGGTCCAGAGCTCGTCAACCTTCCCGGCGGGTCGCGGGTGTTCTCGAATAGCCAGTTACGCCAAGTCGGGATCGGTGGTGGTGGCGCGGCGCAGCAAACTATCCTGTTCGACAATCGCGGCGCGGTGATCTGGGAGCAGGCCGCGCGAGCCATGATGGCTTACGCCGACCGCAGCGCCGCGACCGCCGGGATCGGCGCGGTGCAGGCGACCCGGCAAGTAATCCCCGCCGAGATCGCCAGGGCGAGCGCTCGGAGCCTGCGATGATGATGTTCCCGAACCTTCCGCGCGGCGCGGCGGTGAAACCGAAGCTGGTGCGCTTCGGCGGCGACCTGACGTCGGCGCTCGGCGGACCGACCCAGCGGATCACCCGACCCGGCACCCGCTACGCCGTCGACATCACCCTGCCGACGCTCGACGCCGACTGCGCGGCGCGCTGGCTCTCGGCCTCGCTGCAGGCCGATACGGTCGGCGATACGGTCGGGCTGGTGATGCCGCAGACCATCGTCGACGCCCGCACCCTGACCGGCGTTGCGGGCACCGGCACGGCGGGCACCGCATCCGTCACGGTGACAGGTTCGGTGCCGCAGGTCGGCGCGTGGTTTTCATTCCAGGCAGGCGGGCGGCACTACCTGCATCTGGTGACCGCCGCCGCCGGGAATGTGCTGACCGTCAGCCCGCTGCTGCGCGCCGCCTTGAGCGGGACGCCCCTGGAATTCGTCGCCCCGGTGCTCGAAGGCTTCACCGACGAAGCCCCCGCCTGGGACGTCGAGTTTTCGAGGTTCACCAGCCACGCCTTCACCCTCACCGAGAGCGCCTGAGTCATGGCCGACGACGCGGTCTTCCGAGCTCAGTTCGATGGGCCGAACCTGCTGCTGTTCGCGGGCGTCGAAGTACAACTGGCGTCGGGTTGGCTGCGCCTGCTGGCAGGCTCGGGCTCTGTGGTGATCAACGGCGACACCTTCGTCGGCGACAATCCGACCTACGGCGTGCTCGCCGGGCTCGATGCGGTGAGCGATGGGATGGGCAGCAACGCGCCGACGTTGACGGTCACGATCAACCCGAAGACCGCCGACGCCGGGGCTGAGCTCGCCGGTCAGGCGATGCAGGGTAACGCAGTGTTTCTCTGGATTGCGGCGCTGGATCGCACGACCGGCGGCGGGCTCGACACGCCGGTCTTGGTGTTCTCAGGGGAAGTCGATCAAGGCGTGCTGACGGTCGGCCAGGGGACGCGCGCGCTGGCCCTGCAATGCGTGTCGGTGTGGGAACGCCTGTTCGACAACGACGACGGGGTGCGGCTGACCAACGCCTACCATCAGGCGGCGTGGCCCGGCGAGACCGGCTTCGAGTTCGTCACCGACATCAATCGCGCCCTGCCCTTCGGCCAGGACTTGCCGGTGCCTGCGGTGGTGAAGGATGTTCTGTATGTTCGCCCTCCCGGCACTTGAACCCCCACCCGGCCCGCTGCCGATCATGGTGCGGCGGGTGGCTATCGCTCAGGCCGCGCTCAAGAAGTTCCACGGTGTCGCGTTCAAGTGGGGCGATGCCGACTGCGCCAAGCTGGCGAGCTTCGTGGTCAAGGAAGCCGGTCACAAAGTCAGCCTCGCCCGGTTCGGCAACTACGCCAGCGAGCGCACCGCCCGCCGCGCCCTAGAGGCTCAGGGGTTCGGTTCGATGGTCGAGGCGGTCGATGGCTTCGACGTGCTCAAGCGGATCGCCCCGCTCGCGGCGCTGCCCGGCGACCTGATCGCTTTCCCTGGTGCTGAAGGCGGCTGGGATGGGATCACCGTCGCGCTCGGCAATGGCCGGGTGCTCGGCTTCACCGAGCTCGCCGACCGGGGCGCGTGCTCGATCATTCAAGCCAGGGTGTCGCTCGCAATCGCGGCATGGAACGTGATCCCGTGGCGAAGGTAGCGGCGGCGGTCGGCTTCATCGCGCTTGCCATCGTCGCCGCGCCGGTCGCCGGGGCATTGCTGGCGGGCGCGAGTCTGGGGACGGCGGCGATAGTCGGCGCGGGTGCGATCACCGGCTTCGGCGCGACGTTGGTCGGCGGGGCCGGGATCGCGGCGGCAATTTCAGCATGGGGGACCATCGCCGTTGGCGCGTCCATTGCCCTGTCGCCCTCGGCCAAGAAGGTCGGCCAGGGCGCAGCCGGGACGCAGGTCAATTTCCAGGCCGATCCAAATTCGGGCATCCCGTTCTCGCTCGGGCGCACCGGCACGGCGGGCAAGATCATCCACGCCAACACGACCGGCCAAGCCGACAAGAACAGCCACCTTTATTATCTGATCGCGCTCTCTGGCGGGGTGATCTCTGGCGTCGAAAGCTTGTCCTGCAGCGGGCAGCTTTGCACGATGGACGGCGACGGCAACGCCAGCGGCGGCAACATCACCGGACCGTCCCCTTATGGCGGGGCGATGGACATCCGCTGGACCTACGGCTTCAAGCCCGAGCCCGCCTATATGCAGCCGCCGGGCTTCGATCCGGCGCTCGCGCCCGAGTGGACATCCGATCACCTGACCTCGGGCGTGGCCTGCGCGTGGTGGTCGCTGATCTATTCGTCGAGCGCCTTCCCGTCAGGCATCCCGTCGCCGATGTTCGTGGTGCGCGGCCCGCCGGTTTACGACCCGCGCCAGGACAGCACGGTCGGCGGCGGCTCGGGTCCGCAGCGGTGGGACGACGAGTCGACGTGGTCCTATGCCGGGTATGACAACCCGTTCCTGCAAGGGCTGACCTACTGCATCGGTCGGCGCGACAACGGCAAGCTCACCTTCGGGATCGGCGCACCGATCCAGGCGCTCGATCTCGAAGCCTTCGCCGAAGGTGCCGGGGTTTGCGAAAGCAACGCCTGGACGGTCGGCGGCGAGGTGCTGTCGACCGATACGAAGTGGGATGCGCTGGCCTCGATCCTGCAAGCGGGCGGCGGCGAACCGATCCGGCTCGGCGGGATGATCTCTTGCGTCGTGCGCACCCCGCGCGTGGTGGTCGCCAGCCTGACCGGCCAGGACATCGTCGGCGACGCGGCGATCACCGGCAGCAAGGGCCGCAAGGATCGCTTCAATCAGATCATCCCCAGCTATCGCAGCGAGGCGAACGGCTGGCAGATGGTGCCCGGCGGCGCGGTGACAGTCGACGAGTACGTCACGGCGGACGGCGAACTGCGCAGCAAGGGCGGCAGCTATGCGCTGGTGCAGGACGCCAAGCAGGCCGCCCAGCTTGCGGCGTATGACATCGTCGACGCGCGTGAATTCGAGCCGGTGACCCTGCCGGTCGGCCCCAGGTTCGGCGCGCTGGTGCCTGGGGATGTGATCTCGATCACCGAACCTGAATTCGGCATGAGCGGCCAGGAGCTCATGATCGAGACCCGGCAGATCGACCCGACGACCGGGATGGTTACGCTCACCTGTCGATCCGAGACGCCGTCGAAACACGCCTACGCGCTCGGGCAGACGCCGAACCCGCCGCCGATCCCCGGCTTGCAGCCGGTCGACCCGACCAAGGTGTTCGATCCGGACGCAGGCTCATGGACCGCCTGGGGCGGCATTCTCTCGGGCAGCGACGGGAGCCAAATCCCGGCCATCGTGGTCACCGGCCACGTCAACGATCCGAACGTCTCGAATGTGCTGGTCGACATCCGGCTTGAGCTCGACGCCACGCCGACCTTCGGCGACTGGATGACCACCACGGCCCCGGCGAACGCCACGCGGATCGAGATCAGGGCGGTGATCCCCGGCGCGACCTACAACGTGCGGGTCCGCTACAAGACGGTGCGGCAAGTCGAGGGGATCACCGGGCTCGATCTCGGGCTGGTGACGGTGGGGACGCTGATCTCAGGCGGCGTCACCACCATCGGCGGGCAGACCCCCGAGGAACTGGTTCAGCAGCTTAACGACACCACCGCGCTCGGGCAGCAGACGTCGGATCAGGCGAACCAGACCGCGCAAGACCTGCTGCCGGTGTCGGACAGCGCCAACTATTCGAAGACCCGGATCGACCTGATCGGCTCGCTCCTGCCGAACGGCTCGACGTTCCAGATGTCCGACACGACGTTGTTCGCCGACGCGTCGACGACCTGGGGCACCTACCGGACCAGCCTGCAAAGCCATGTCGACAACAACACCTCGGCGATCACCACCGAGCAGACGGCGCGGGTCAACGGCGACCAAGCCAACGCGACGTCGATCACCAACCTGTCGACAACCGTCAACGGCAACACCGCCTCGATTACAACCCTGCAAACATCGGTGAACGGGCTCAACGCGCAGTACGTGCTTTCGGTGAACGCGGGCGGTCAGGTCGCCGGAATGAAGCTGGCGGCGGGCGGCTCTGGCGGATCGAGCATGGCGTTTATCGCCAGTCAAATCGGGTTCTCGGACGGCACCTCGAATGTGTTCCCGCTGGCGGTGGTCGGCGGCAAGGTGATCGCCACCAACTTCCAGGCCGACGACATCAAAGCCAACACGATCACCGCGAACATGATCATCGGCGGGGCGGTGACGGCGACTGGGATTACCAGCGCAGGGGCGCAATCCAATCCGGTCGGGTCGGAAGTCACCGACATGACGTTCAATTACAACAGCTATGGCGGCGACCACCTGTTCGACATCTACGGCGAGCTCGGCACGTCGACGAGCTCCGCAGCCGGGACGGTTTTCACCCTCTATTGCGACGGCGGGGCGATCACCTCGGGGGCTGTCTATTGCCCTCCCAACTGGGGCGCGAACGGCGTCAGCTTCCCATTCGCCCACCGGCCCGGCGCGGGCGGGCACTCCTATCGGCTCGCCCATACCGGCACCACCGGCAGCGGCCCATCGCAGGTCAACCGCACGACCGTCGTGCTGACCGAGCTCAAGAAATAAGCCGAGCGCTTCAACCCGTTTAAACATCCGGAGGCCGCGCATGATGCCCGGCACGTTCCCCCTCGCGATCTATCGCGGGGACACTTCCGCATGGACGTTCGTCCTGTGGGGCGACGAGGCGAAAACCGAGCCGGTCGACCTGTCGCTCTATGCAGTGAAGGCCGAGATACGCGACCGGCCCGGCGGCTCGACCGTCGTCCCGCTCGCGCTCATCGTCACCCTGCCGAACGAGATCGACGCGAGCCTGTCGCCCGCTGCGTCTCGCGTGCTTCCGGCCAGCGGTCGGTGGGACCTGCAACTCACCGACCAGACCGGCCGGATCATGACCATTCTCGCCGGTCCCGTGAAGGTGACTGGCGACATCACCGACAGCACCGGAAGCCCGCTGGCGTCGAGCACCAGCCGCGATCAGCCGGTCGGCTTTGAGCGTGGGGTCCAGCCATGAGCGACACCGAAGTCCTCGACATCACCGTCGCGCCTGTCGTGCTGGTCGATGTCTTCGCCACGACTGGCTTGCCCGGCCCCGCTGGGGCCACCGGGACCGCCGGAATGCAAGGCCCGCAGGGTGTGCAGGGTCTTCAGGGCGTCCCCGGCCCTCAGGGCGATCCTGGGGTCGATGGTGCGCCCGGCGGTCCGCCCGGCCCTCAGGGCGATCCCGGCCCGGTGGGGCCTGCTGGCGCGGACGGCTCAGACGGCGCGACAGGTCCGCAGGGACCACAAGGCGCGCAGGGTCCGCAGGGACCGCAAGGCGCTCCCGGCGTGGATGGAACCCCAGGCGGTCCGCCCGGCCCGACTGGCGCAACAGGTCCGCAGGGTCCAGCCGGTCCCGCCGGTCCGAATGGCGCTCAGGGTGTGCAAGGCATCCAAGGGCCGAAGGGCGATCCTGGCGCGGATGGCGCGCAGGGTCCGCAGGGTCCGCAGGGCATCCAAGGCCCGGCAGGCGTGCCGGGATCGGGGACCGGCGACATGCTCGCCGCGAACAACCTTTCGGAGCTCACCAACAAGACGACGGCGCGGGCCAACCTCGTGCTCGGCAACGTCGACAACACCAGCGACGTGAACAAGCCGGTGAGCACGGCGCAGCAGAGCGCGCTCGATGCAAAGCTCGCGAAGGTCGCGGCGGACCTGACCGGCTGGTGGGCGATTTCGAGCGTCCTCACACCGGCAGCCATCGCCGCGAACATGAACGACTACGCGCCCGCCGGTATCCAGACCTGCAACGTCTTGCGGATCAATTCCTCTGTGGCGGTCACTGTCACCGGCCTGATCGCGCCAAGCCCGTCGAATGGCCGGGTGCTGGTGATCCAGAACGCTCAACAATATCCAATCACGCTGACGCACAACGACGCAGCCTCGGCGGCGGCGAACCGCTTCTATTTCCCAGACTTACAGCCGCACACGCTCCTGCCTGCCGACAACGCACTGTTTTTCTACGACATCGGAAGCGGCGGCTTTTGGCGGCCCCTGGTGCAGTTCCCAAGCCGCGCAGCGAGCGCCGCGACGATCATGCTTGCGACCGACGCTCAGCAACATGTCACCCCGCAAGGGCTCTGGGCGATCTCGGCGGTGGTGGCGGTGGCGTTCGCCGCGAACCAAGTGCTCGACTTCAACGCCGGGCTGAATTTCGACATCGCAGCGGCGACCGCCAACTTCACCCTGGCGATCCCGAACAACGTCAAGGTCGGCCAGTCGGGACGCATCCGCATCCCGCAGGACGCGACCGGCGGGCGGATCATCACCTATGCGGCGGGCTGGAAAGGTCCCGGCGGCGCAGCGGCGAACGCGCTCAGCACCGCCGCGAACGCGGTCGATATCCTCTACTACTACGTGCGCGGCCTGACCGAGGTTGAATACTCGCTCGCCAAGGCGTTCGCATGACATTCCCCTTCGTCATGCCGCCGATGGGGCGGGGCGGCGGGCCGCTGCCGGTGGCGTTTCAATATCTAGTTGTCGCTGCTGGCGGCAACGGCGGCGGCGCTGAAGGCGGCGGCGGTGGTGGCGGCGGCGTGCTCACCGGCGTTGATCCTTTCGCCGGTGGATCGTGGCCGGTCGTTGTCGGAGCCGCGCCTGCTGCGCCAGGAACCGACTTCGGGGCAAGCGGCGGCAATAGCTCCTTCAATGGTCACGTCGCCATCGGTGGCGGGGGCGGTGGCGCAAGCACCGGAATGACCCAAGCCACCGGCAATAACGGCGGCTCGGGCGGTGGGGCGGGGTATCAAACCAACAACACCAGGGCTGGCGGTTCCGGTGTCGCAGGACAAGGCTTTGGCGGCGGCGGCACAGCATCAAGTCCCTCCGCACCCGTTGGTGGTGGTGGCGGCGGCGGCGCGACCGCCGTGGGCGCGGGCGGTATTATTGGCGCGGCGGGTGCTGGCGGCGCAGGGCTCACAAGCTCGATCAGCGGCGCAGCGCTTGTCTATGGTTCTGGCGGCGGCGGCGGCGGTGCCAGTGGAAGTAGCTCCGCGACAGCCGCATCAGGCGGGCCAGGGGCCGGTGCCGGGAGCGCGACCGCAGGCGGTGGTGCCGCTGTAGCTAATCGTGGCGGCGGTGGCGGCGGCGGCGCGCTCACAAGCGGCGGCGGAAGCCAACTCGGGGGCCAGGGCGCTGGCGGCGTCGTGGTCATCAGCTACCCAGGACCAGCCATCGCCACGGGCGGCACGATCACTTCGGCTGGCGGAAACACGATCCACACCTTCACGGCCAACGGGACGTTCACCACGTCTGGCGTCAATTGGCTGATCGTCGGCGGCGGCGCGGGCGGTGGCTCATCCGGCGGGGCGGCCTGTTCTGGCGGCGGCGGCGGCGGCGGCGGTGTTATCCAAGGCAACAGCGCGACCGCTCTGCCAGATGGAAACTACCCCATAACAATAGGCGCAGGCGGGCCGGTCCCGGCTGACTTCGCGTCCGGAACACAGGGCGGCGATACGACATTCGGCAGCCTCGGCACCGCGAAGGGCGGCGGCTCGGGCGGCAGCGGCAGCGGTGGGCTTCCGGTTGCAGCAGGAGTGGGCGGCTCTGGCGGCGGCGGTTGGAGCGGCGGCAGCGCCTTTCCTCCCGCTGGCGGCGGCGGTGCTGCGACATCGGGCCAAGGCAATCCAGGCGGTGCCGGGTCGGCGGCGTCGGCGGCGGTCGCAGGCGGCGGCGGCGGTCAGGCATCTGCGGGTGTCGCTGCGGCAGGTTCGGCGGCGGGTGCTGGCGGCGCTGGGCTGGACAGCAGCATCAGCGGTGCGACCGTCAACTATGCAGCGGGCGGCGGTGGTTCGGCGCAGAGCGGCTCTACGGCTGGTGCGGCGGGTGGGGCAAGCGCCGGGGCCGGTGGAGGTAACGCGGCGGGTGCGAACGCTCCCGTCAACCAAGGTGGGGGCGGCGGGGGCGGTAGCGGCAACGGCTCAAGCACAAACCGCAAGGGCGGCTCGGGCGGATCAGGTGTCGTGGTCATCAGCTATCCGACCGGCTTTATGGTGGCGACCGGCGGAACGATCACCACCTCCGGTGGGAACACGATCCACACTTTCACGGCCAACGGGACGTTCGCGGTCGGGGTGAGTTACCTGATCGTCGCGGGTGGCGGCGGCGGCGGCAGCACGTCAGCCGCCGGTGGCGGTGGTGGTGGTGGTGTGCTCACCGGCGCGTCGCTCGCGCCAGGAACCTATCCAGTCGTCGTGGGTGCTGGCGGCAACGCGTCGGTAAACAATCCAGGGGGCAACGGCGGCAACAGCACTTTCAACAACCTCACCGCCATCGGCGGCGGGGGTGGCGATGGCAGTCCATCCACCCCAACCACCCCAGGCAAAAACGGCGGCTCGGGCGGCGGTGGCGGCGCATCCGGTACGGTTACAAGTGCGGGCGGACACGGCACATCTGGTCAGGGCTATGACGGCGCAGCGGGCACGCCTAGCGCGGCGGGTGGCGGCGGTGGTGGCGCTGGTAGCGCGGGCGCTTCGTCTAACGGCGGCGCAGGGCTCACAAGCTCGATCAGCGGCGCAGCGCTTGTCTATGGCGCTGGTGGCGCTGGTGGTGTCATCGCCGGAAATGCTCAGACTGGTGTTCGTGGCGGCGGCGGCTCTGGCGGCTATGGAGATGGCGGCGGCTCGGGCGGCGGTGGTGTCGTCATCATCGCCTACAAGACCGGCTCGATAGTCGCCTCTGGCGGGACCGTCACCACCAGCGGCGGGAGCACGATCCACACCTTCACGGCGAACGGCGTCTTCACGATCAACCCGAATATTCTGGTTGTCGGTGGCGGCGGCGCTGGCGGGTCGATGAAGTACGGCGCGAGCGGCGGCGGTGGCGCTGGTGGCGTCATAACCGGCGCGACCCCGATCCCCATCGGCAGTTACGCGGTCACGATTGGCGCGGGCGGTGTGGGTGTGAACAGCGCCACAGGCCCGAACGGCGGCGACACGTCGCTCGGCAGCCTTGCGGTCGCCAAGGGTGGTGCCGGGTCGATAGGCTCAGCATCCACCAGTTTCTCTGGTAGCGACGGCGGCGCTGCCGCTCAGGGGACCTCAGGCCAGGGGTTCGCTGGCGGGACAGGGTTCTCGACGGGCTACTGCGGCGGCGGCGGGGGTGGTGGCGCGGGCGCAGCCGGGCAAAACGCCGTCAGCCCGGCGGGCGGCGCTGGCGGTCTCGGGCTCGACAGCGCGATCAGCGGTGCGTCTGTCAACTACGCGGCTGGCGGCGGCGGCGCTGTCGGAAATACCGGGACAGTCGGGGCGGCTGGTGGATCGAGCGCGACGGCTGGGGGTAACGGGCCAGGAGCCCCGGCTGCAAACGCACCAGCCAACCGAGGCGGCGGTGGTGGCGGCTCCGGTAGTAACGGAGGAACCGACCAGAAGGGCGGCAACGGCGGCTCGGGGGTGGTGATCATCACCTATGCGGCGGGCTCGATGACCTGCACCGGCGGCACGATCACCACGGTCAACGGCCAGACGATCCACACCTTCACCGCCAACGGCACATTCCAGCGAACCGCGTAGGAGCCCCGCTCGCGGCCCTCACGGCGTCTCGGCTATCACCCTAGCTGGGCACTGGCCCAAGGGGCGTGGGCGGGCACGCCTGCGCCTCGTTTTCGCGCGCCCGTCGCTCTTGCACCTTGCGGCCCTGATCGACGACGTCCTGCGAGATCAAACCCTCGCGCAGCATCCGCTTTCGATCTCGGCGGGGCATCGACGCGTAGGACAGCCCGCAATCGAACCGGCGGCAGATCGCCGGTCGGTGGCTGTAGATGGTGCAGCGCCCGACGCCGTCGACCTCGCCGAGATAGATGCAATCGCCGTTCGGTTTGTGCGCCAGCATGTAGCCGGGCGCTCCGGTGATCGGGTGCTCGACTGCGACGACCTGATAGGCGAATGGCGGATCGCCCATTTCAGGGTGCAGCATGATCGTGTCGCCCTTGCAGCAATGCGCGGGGCAGGACGCGCACTCCGGAAGCGTCGCGGCGGCGTGGCTCGGGTGCGCCAGGGCCGCGCTCGCGGTCCGGTCGATGATGGTTGTCATGCGATCACCCTACGGCGGCGCGATCCCCCAGGAAAATACCGTCTCGCGCATCTGTTCGGCGAGCGGTCGCCGGTCGGGTCCGAACGTGAAGTCGGGTGCGCCGATGGTTCCGTCGTCGCCCATCAGCTTCGGGTTCTCGGCGATAGAGAAGCGCGCCCCGTTCGGCGTGAAGACATGCGTGGTGATCGGGTTCTGGCCGATGGCGACAAGGCAATTCCAGCGCTCGGCGAGCGTCGTGAACACCGTCTGAGCCCACGGGTTGAGCCACGCCTGCGGGCGAGCCGGATCGACATGGACGGTGATCACGCCGGGCCACGCCTTCATGTTGTTCGTGGCGAGCATGAACCCGCAGTCGGCAGGGCGCAGCCAGTCGGGCAGGATCGCATCGGACATCCGCCACAGACACCAAAATTCCCGGCAGTCGCGCGGGCGGTCCGGATAGATCGAGCACGACCGGCCCGGCTCTCCGCACAGGTTGGCGCAGGGCACACCGGGTGGCTTGTCGAGCGCCTTGATCCCCGGCGCGGTGCAGCAGAGATCGCAGCCGTCGCAGCTTCGGGTGGTCGGCAACCGGCCTTCGAGCCGCGCCGCGCGCTTGGCTTTCATGCGGGCGAGCGGATCAGCCACCCGTCGCGACCGTCTTGATGGCGACTTGCGAAACCTGCGCGTTGAGCGCCGCCGAGCGCTCAGCCCACGCCTCCTCGATCTCGGCGTCAAACCAATAGTCGGCCACGCGCACGCCGCCGACTGTCCAAAGCCAGTTGACCAGCGCACCGCGACGCGTCTCGGAGACCGTGTTCGGCAACGGTTCGCCGTCCTGCACGACGGCCCAAGCGCGCGCCATCAGTTGATCGTCCGCTCAGGTGGCGCGTCGACAGAGCCGACGCCGTAGGTCTCGGCGAGCTCCTCGGTCACGGCGCGGAAGGCGGCAATCGCGGCGGTGAGCTCGGCGGCATATGCCTGTGTCAGCTTGGCGTCCTGGCGGATCGACCACGAGACCAGTTGCAGGTTCGCGACGCTGAGCGGCATCCACGCCACCGACAGGAACAGCGCGCCGCCCAGGCTCAGGTGATGATTGGCCCAGACGTGCAGGCTGGTGAGCCACCACGCCGCGAGCCAGATGATCGTCGCGGTGACGTTGAAAGCGGCGAACCCTTTGACGATCCGCAGCCGCGTCTCGGGCGACAGCTTGCTCAATTGATCGTCCGCTCAGGCATAAGATCAGCGAGCGCGCCGCCCATGGTGGTGATGTCGTCGCCGCCGGTGATGAGCTCAAGTTTACGCACGCCGCCATTGCGGCCACGGATGATGCGTTGCAGGCGCGTGATCATCCGACCCTTTCCCTCAACGACCAGGGTGAATACCGCCTCGACCCGGTTCGGGTCGGCGGTGATGTCGCCGTGGACATAGGCGTCGACATGCTCTGCTGCGGCTTGCTCCACTGTCATACCCTCTGGGACCGGCTTGTTGGCCGTCCACACTTCGCTCCAGATTGCGTAACGCACGGCCTTGTGGCGGATCATCGCCAAGCGCAGCGCTCCGAGTGTGAATTCGCGCTCGGTGCTCGATCCCCAGCCGCATTCAATGGCGACGGCCTCGCCGGTCTCACATTCGATCAGGCAGGTCTGTTCGACCTGACCTTTCGGGTGCCGCCGGAAGTAGGCGACATGCGTCTCGGTGATCGCGTCGGCAAGCTCGTCGGATGTTTGGCTCATCCGGCATCCGGCAGGGGTTGCTCGCCGTACTCTTGCAGCGCGAGGCTCCAAGCGAAGACGCCGAGTTGCTGGATCGTCAGGCCCTCGCGCTCGGCCAGCGCCTTGACCCGCTCGCGGTTGGCGTCGGTGACGCGGGTGACAATCTGCACCCCGAGCGACGTGGGTTTAGCGGCTGGCGTCGGCCTCTTGACGGTCTTCGCGGCGGTAGCGGCAGCACTCATATCTCTGTGTTCCTATGGCTGTTGACAAGCGTGTAACTAAGGCCGCAAGCGTCCTTTTGCAAGGGCTCGTTGCGTGGCGTTAAAGCACGGGCGACTCGCCCATATGTGCGCGCCTCCCGTACAAGGCTGGCGAGCCGCTGCGGCTCCCAGGCGAAAGCCTGACCGGCTTCGATCCGGTCGTGCAGCGCGCGGGCTTCGTCGAGCCTGCGCCACATGATCCGCCGGGCGTGCTCGGCGCGGTTCTCATCAGCGGTCAGCGACCGTGGTTCGGGCTTCGCCGCATAGGGCTCGATCAAACCCTTGAGCCGGGCGGTCGCCCTGCGCTCACGAGCTTCCCAAGCGTCGGCGGCTCTGGCCCGACCGGCTGGCATCAGGCGTGCTCGTCCTGATAGGCGGCGACCAGCGTGACGTTCGCTGTGGATGACCACATCAGCGCCGCGACCCAGCCGACGAAGGTCCAGCCGAGTAGCGCGTTGAGCAGGAAAATCAGGGACGTCTGGCGATGGCCGGTGGCGATGGCGAAGATGGCGGGCGTCATATAGATGACGGCGGCGAGGATGATCAGGGCGGTGGTCATGATGGTCTTTCCTTTGGTGGGTTAGCTGTTCGGGGTTGGCGCGACCGGCGCGGCGTTGCTGTTGGTGATGATCACTTGCTGCGGCGTGGCCGGGTTGGTCGCCGACCAGACCAGCGCGACGACCCAGCCGACCAGCGTCCAGCCGAGAAGTAGGTTGAGCAGCAGGATCGCGGCGGTCTGGTTGTGGCTGCGACACGCCGCGATGATGAACGGCAGCATATAGAAGGCGACGGCGAGCAGGACGAAGATGGCGGTCATTTGGGTCTTTCGGTTTCAGGGGTTGCGGTTGGTGTGTGGCGTCAGATCGCCTGGGTCACTTCGATGACCGTCGACCAGGGGTCGCCGTCCGCGTCGACGCCGTGGAATTCCAGGCGCTCGTCCTCGCGGTGACCGAAGTCGTCGGTGTAAGCGGTGGCGTGCAGCACCAGAATGTCGGCGTGGTTGTCGGCGATCAAGGTGCCGTCAGGGGCACCCGCGAAGGCGAAGTAATCTTCCCGCTTCATCGGGCGGAAGGCGGCCGATCCGGCGACCTTGATTAGGTCGAGCGTCGAGGGGCGCAGGGGGGTGACGTGGGCCGACATCTTAAGCACCGATGAGCTCCTCGCGTCGCCGGGCAGCGGCGGCCAGGGTTTCGAGCGACCCGTACCGGGCAATGAAGTCGCCCCGGCGGCTCCAAAGCACAAACGGCAGCCGCGCGGTGCGGGTCTTCCGAGTCAGGTTGTCCACGCTCGCGCAGGAGTGCGCGAGCGTGGCGTTGAGCTCGGCCAGGGGTTGCCGGGTGCGCTCGTAAATGTTGCGGGTCATCGGTGTCTCCGTTGTGTGTGATGCGGTTTTAGCACCAGCACACACCGCTGCAAGCACTATTGCACGCAGCGGTGTCGCAGGGGTGTCGCACCTCGCCGGTCAGGCGGCGGGCGGGGCGATCCGGTAAACCAGCCCGGCGTCGGTCTTCTCGGTAGCGACGGTCAGGCCGAGTTTGACCTTGATCGCGCCAGCGATAGCCCCGCGAACCGTGTGCGGTTGCCAGCCGGTCGCCTTCTGCATCTGCTCGTTGGTCGCGCCTTCGGGCCGCTGCATCATGCCGATCACCAGACCCAGCTTGCCTTTCGGCAGACCATCGCCGTTGTCGGCCAGCTTGCGCTCGCCCTTCGGCTTCGCGGCCTTGGCCTTCTTGGCGGCCTTCGGCTTCGCGGCCTTCACCGCCGGGGCGGCGTCGGCCTGGGGCGCTTCGGCTTGCGGCTCATCGACCGGCTCGACCGGCGGGGCGTCCGTCGCCGGGGCTTCCGGCGTCGGGGCTTCCGGCGGGGCGGCATCGTTCTCGGACATCGCTTCCCAGGCGAACCCGCCTTCGGCTTCGATCACCCGGAAGTGGACGCCGCTGATCTTGTCCTTGCCGAGCGCGGCGCGGGCGGCGCGGGCGGCGTTGCTGCGGTCGGTGTAGGTCTTCGTGGCTTCAAGAACTTCGCTCATGGTCTCTCTTTCGTTGGGGGTGGGAAAAACGGCTGGTCTTAGTCTTAGTGCTCGACGCGTTGGACGACGATCCAGCCCTGGCGCTCGTAGTGCTCGCGGACCAGGGCGGCGATGTCGGCGTCGTCCGTGCGGGTCTCGCTCGCGATCAGGCGGGCGCGGGTGTTCTCGTGGGCGGTCAGGTGGAAGGTCATCGGTGTCTCTCGCTGTTGGTGATGCTGTTTTAAACATAGCACGCACCGTTGCAAGCGCGCATGTGCGCGGATGCTGTTCTGTCGCAGGTCAGTCGCGCGGCGGGAGCACGCTCCCGACCTCGTTGATCTCGTGCGGCACGCCCGCCGCGCGCAGCAGGATGTCGCCGACCGTCCGTCCGCCGATCAGCGGCGAGCCGGTTCGGAAGTAGGCCGAGATGCCGGTGCCCGCCGCTGCCTTGAGCAGGTCGCTGTAGCCGAGCCGGTAGATGTCGTGCGCGCCGTTGGCGCGGTAGTACGCCTCGCGGCCGATGGGGGTCAGGACGTTGCCCATCCGCTCGATCAGGGTTGCCGCCCACACCTCGCCAGCGCGCTCGACCCAGCAGTGGATGAACGGCACCATCGAGGCGGCGGCCATCGTCTTGAGCTCGGCGGGGCTGGCGGCGCGGAACGTGCCCATGACCACCTCCCCGGCGCGGAGGTCGAGGACCAGGGCGGCGGACCGATGGAAGCACAGGCCCTTGCCGGGGTGGGTCGGGCCGAAGTGCGTCATGCACCCGGTCAGATGTGGGTACTTCGACCGGCGGGCCTGCGGGCTGGTGTCGTCGAACATCAGTAGTTGACCTCATAGAGGCGGTTGCCGTTTGCGGTGCTGGAGCGCAGCACCTTGGCGCGGGTCAGGCGGGTCAGCGCGGCCTTGATCTTGTCGGCGTCGAGCGACCCGGCGGCGTAGCCGTTCAGGCCCTCGGCGATCTGCGCGATCCGGTCGACCGGCAGGGATGAGTGCCACATCGCGCGGAAGACGTTGGCGATGCCGAGCTCGTAGGTGTCGAAGTCGGTGGCGGCGGCGCGGTCGGCGAACAGCCGGTAGGTGTCGGCCTCGTAGGCGGCGCGGGTGCTGTGGTCGGTCATCGGTGTCTCTCGCTGTCGTTGGTGCAGTCATAATGACTGCACGCAACACTGCAAGCACCATCGTATGCAGATGCTATTCGGTCGCACTCACCGCGACCGGCCAGTGGATCAGGTCGGCGGGCGACCACGTCCACTTCTCCGACGCGACGAGCCGCTCGCGCGCCTCGGCTTCGCTGATCTCGACGCCGTGGTTCCAGAACTCGACGGCCAGCCAGGGGCGCTCTGGAATAAAGCGCTGGTTCCCCTGCTCCTGCGTCTCGAAGGCGACCCGCCGGGTGCGCGCCAGGACGAAGAACGGCGGCTGCTCGGGGATCATGCTTTCCTCGGTGAGCATCCGCAGGCCGGGCGGCCACTTGCCGTGCTTGGCGAGCGCCGTGTCGACCCGCTTCGTGTAGCGCCCGGCGATGTACGGGCAGACCCGCAGTGCGTAGGTCGCGCACGCCTTGTGCATCGGCCCGTCGATGAATGCGCCGTGCTCGTGGAACGCGCCGCCGGGGCCGCCGACCAGCCAGATGTCGCGGTCGAGTTTCTGGGCGCAGATCGAGCAGAGCTTCTGCCGGGCGGTCTTGGCGACCCGCTCGACGTCGTTGATCACGAAGAACGCCCGGCCGGTCAGGTCCCGGCGGACGATGAATGGGATCGGGTATCCCCGCCGGTCGCGCGGCAGCAGCCGCATCTTCGGGGGGATTGGGACGGTCTCGACCGGCTTCACGACCGGCCCTCGCGGCGAAGGGGCGGGCTGGGCTTGGTTCATCGTTGGTTTCACTTCTAGGCGTTGAGGTAGGCGTCAAGGGCGGCTTCGCGCTTGGGGCTATCGAAGCTGATCATCGAGCTCGCGGTGCCCTGGTGCGTCGAGCGCCGGGAAAAGAACCGGATGCCGCCGCCGTATTGCTCAGGCATCCGCAGCCAACCGAAGGTGCGGCCATCAGAGAAGGTCGCGTCGCCAGAGCCGGGGCGGCGATTTGCGCCGGTCGTGCTGATGGTGCGATTTGCGGTGACTTTCATTGGGGTCTCTCGTCGGTGGTGCGCTGTTGTTGAGAGCATGTGTAACCAACTGCACGCAACGCTGCAAGCGCCGATGTGAGCAGATGCTATTTGGTCGCATGGTGAGAACCGCCGAGCCGTAGCCCGGCGGCGCTCGGCTACTTCACGGCGACGGCTTCCTCGCCACACGCCTGATCAGCCTTGCTGGCTCGCAGCCGAAAGGCCCGCCACCACTGCGGCGCGGGCCAAGCGGATGCGTCGATGTTTTCTGGTCGATCAGGCGTGCGACAGGCTCGACCAGCCGCGCGGGCTCATGAGCGCGAAGGCGACCCCGGCCCACTTCGAGCGCTCGGCGGGGGTGTCGCAGAATTCGGCATTATCCTCGGCGTCGGCGCGGATGCAGGCCCGCTCATAGGGTGTCAGGTTGAAGGCGCGACCCGCCTCGAAGACCCGCAGGAGGCTCTCACGGCTGGCGATGGACTTGCGCAGGCGGGCGGCTTGCAGGCGGTAGCCGGTCGCCTCGTCGCCGTACTCGACCTCGGCGAAATACTCGACATCGGCGAGGCGCTCTTTCAGGTCGCGGATTGGCTTGGTCATGGTCTCGGGTCCTGGCGGGCCGGTGCCTAGCGGCGACCGGCGTGGATGGTGACAACCGCGCCCCGGCGGGCGTGGTGCATGATCGAGGCGGACGCCGAACCGGCCCAGTAGGCGGCGAAGCTGTCGCCCTCGGCTTCGGCCTTCGCCATCGCGGCGACTTGGTCGGCCTTGGCGGCGGCGGCGAGCGCCAGGATTTCGGCGGCTTCGGCGGCGTCGGTGAAGATCGGGCGGCGGGTCATGTGTGTGTCTCCGTTGTTGACTGATGTGTATGTCGCCGCTCACGCTGATGCAAGCGTCTATGTTAGCACCTGCTATTCTGTCGCACCCCTTGGCGTGATACCGCGCACGGTCAGGTCGGCGACATAGGCGTCGATGCAGTCCTTCACCTCGATCCAGTCGGTGCAGAAGTGGGAGCCCTGGCAGGGGTCGTCTTCGCCGTCTTCGGCGTAAATCCCGTCGGGTCCATAAACCCACCAGACATAGCCACGCCCCTCGCGCTCGGGCTCGACCCTGAGGTCCCACGCCAGGGCCAATTTCTGCGCCGTGGAGCGGGCTGACGCCTTGGCGCGCGTGAATGTATCCGGCGGCGGCTTGCGGGCCTCCTGCGGGATCGTGACGCCATTCGGCGCGCGCAGTTCCCAGACCACATCGACCCGCGCCCGGCGCTTGACGCTCGGATGGTCGAGCTCGACGACATCGTTGGTCCGCCCGCAGGCGTAGCGGTTGCCGCTGACCACCTGAAAGTGGTTCCCGGCGACGATCAGGAAGAAGCGCCCGCCGCGCTGCCCGTGGGTCAGCTTGAGCCAGCCCGCCAGGGTTTGCTTCGGCTCGACCTGCGCGCGGCTGTAGCGCACGCCGCAGCGGTCCAGCGCGCGGATCACCGACGCGGTCGACGCGCCCTTGATCGCCGTACGTCGGCTCACTGCGCGCAACAGCCGGGCGGCCTCGCCGGTCCCCATTCCGGTCAGGATCGAGATCGCGGACGGGCCGCAGTAGCGATTGCGGTCGCCCGTGGGGTGCAGGGGCTTCCGCAGTTTGAGCGCGGCGGCCATCAGCGGATGTACCCATTGCGCGCGAGGTAGTCGACGAGCTCGAAGTACGACCGGCTCTCCTTGATCTTGCCGGTCATCCGCCCGGCCCGGTCGCGGAGGTTGATGTAATACCGGAGCCCGGTCTCACCTTGGAGCTCGCCGATCAGTGGCGCGGCTTCGCGCTCCTGGCGCTCAAGGCGGGCCACGGTCCGGTTCTCGTTGGCGATGCGGCGAGCCTCGCGGATGTCGCTCTGCCGGTCGTCTTCGTAGGGGTGGCGGGTCATCAGAGCACGATCCCGAAGTCGGCCACGCTCAAGCAGCCATTTTGGAAGCGGTTGCAGAGGCGACGAAGCTCGGCGGTCATGATCCGGTGCGCGTCGCTGTAGGCGATGGCCTCGCCTTCGCGGTATGCCGCCAGCGCCTTCGCGGTTGGGGTCTCGGCGGTGGCTCGGCGCTCGCGGGCGGCGTTCCCGGCGTCGGCGCTGCGGTTGCTCAGGGTCTCAAGGGCGGGGTTGGTCATGTGTCTCTCGCTGTGGTTCGTTGCGTTTTTTACGTCGTTGCACACAACCTTGCAAACACAAACGCACACACCATCCATTTTGTCGCAGGTCCCACCGCCTCGACCCGGCGATCACTTGGCCTCCTCGACGATGGTGCCTTCGCGAACCAGCTTGTCGTAGGCGGCGGCGATGATGTTGAAGGCGACCTTGTTGCCGCTCAGAAACCAGTCCATCCGAACCCAGCGCGTCCCGGCGTAGTTGCCGCAGAACACCCGATGGACGTTGACCGGCAAGCCCTTGAAGCGGCGACCCAGGTCGAGCGCGTCCTGATAGTCGCCGAGGCGCTTAGCCTGGATCGCTTCGATGTCGGCGCGGGCGGCCCGCAGCAGCGGGTGATCCTCGCGGGGTGGCCTCGGCTCGACCGGCGCGGCCTTGATCTCGGCGCGCAGGGCGGCGAGCGCTTGCACCTCGGCGATGAAGGCCGGACGGCTGGCGAGCGCCTCGGTGGCCTTGGCGCGAAATTGGTGCAGGTCGAAGGGTATCGCGTCGAGCAAGGTCATCACCGTCTCGTCGCGCTCGGTGCCCTCGGCGTTCCAAAGGCCCGGCAGCAGCTTGTCGCGCTCGATGTCGCGCAGGGCTTCGTAGGCGCGGTTGAGGTCGGCCAAGGCTTGCTTCCGACCGGCTTCCGAGGCGAACCCGGCTTCGAGCGCGGCGGCGGCTTGCGTGGGCAGCTTGGCGGCTTTGGCGGCGAGATAGGCGGGGCGGTCAAAGGCGGGCTTGGTCATCGGTGTCTCCGTTGCGTTGAGACAGTGTATAATCGGCTGCACACACGCTTGCAATCGCCGCGTGCGTGCAATGCCGTTTTGTCGCACTCGCTAGTGGCTGCCGGTCGCGCGCAGGATCGCGACGACGGCCCCGCCGAGCGCGGTCGCGAAGGTCGCGCCTGCGCCGAACAGCGCCGCCCCGGCGACGAGGCTGCGGGCGGTTGCGCCCCTCGGCACGTCGAGCGTCTGCACGCGCTTGTGCTCGGCGTCGGCGAGTTCGCGACCGATCCTGGCGATTTGCTCTTGCAGGGTCAGGGCGTCTTTCAGGTCTTCGGGCATTCAGGTCTCCGTTGTTGCCTGCCGTCTGTTTATAGCTGTGTTTGCATCTTTGCAAGCGCCTCTGTGAGCGACTGCCATTCTGTCGCACCCGGTCAGTCGGGGCACGCCTTGCCGACCGTGATCATCATCGGGCCGACGATGTGGTCGTCGAGATCGATGGCGTTGAGCGCGCGGCAGATCACGGTGGCGACCGGGTTGTAAGGTGCCCCGTTGAGCTTGCCTTCCTCATTGACCCAGCCGAACGCGGTGTCGTCGATCCGGATCAGTTCGATGTAGCCGCCCACCGCCTTCTGCATATCAGCCAGGGTCGGCGGCTTGCCGGTGGCGACCCACGAGCTCGCATCGAGCCCGGTGTGCTCTGGCTGGATCAGCCAATACCCGTCAGGGCCGAAGGTGCGCAGGGCGCTCATGCGGCGGCGATCTCGGCGGCATACTGCGTGGCGACCCGCAGGCTGAAATGGCGGTTCTGCACCGCGACCTCGTGGCCATCGCTCCGGATCACCGCGAGGCTGCCGTCGCGGAAGCGCCAGGGGAAGCCCTCGCCCTCGCCGCCCCAGGCTTCGCAGGGCCGGTCGGAAAGCTGGGCGGCCCCAAGCCGGGTGGCGAACTCGATGGCGGTGGCTCCGCGCTCCCAGGCGTGGTCGGCGACCCGCTGGCGGAAGTTGTCGGCGTTGGTGGTCATGACCGGCCCCTAGTGGAAGTGTTGGCCGAGGGCGAACAGGGCAGCGCCCGCCGCCCCGAAGACGCCGCAGGCGCTGACGCAGGCGGCGATGGCCTTCCAGGGCTCCCACTTGGTCTGCGCCAGCTTCAAGGCGACGTCGGCGTGCATCGCGTCCATCTGGGCGCGCAGTTGCTGTTCGGCGAAGGTTGGTTCGGTGGTCATCGTCAAGGTGGTGTCTCCGGTGGTTGTATTGCGCTATGTAAGGCTATGCTCACACCATTGCAAGCACCGTTGTTAGCGTCACCACTTTTGTCGCGGGACGGCGAGTCGGGTGTTCGTGCCGCCAACGGCGGTGTCCCATAGCGTGCCATAGTGTCGCACCACGTCCCACTGGGTTCCATTTATTTTGTACGCATTAGATGTTACCTACGGTTTTTTAAGGCCACGTTTATATCGCGTTTTCAATGCCTTAGTCGTTGGGATAATGGGTTGGACGACGACTTACAACTGTTGTCCCATAGAGTCCCACCACGTCCCAAATAGCCTTTGTTTTCAACTTCATACTTGGCCCTCGCGTCCCATAGTGTCTAACTAAGTCCCACCACGTCGCAGCGTTTTGTACGCGCAATTTTGTACCTACAAGGGATTTGGCTATGGCTCGAAAGACCAAGAAACTACTCGATATGAACCTCCGCGCAGCCGTCGAGCGCGCCATCGACACCGGCGAACAGGGCCGATGGAATGATGGCGGCGGGCTGGTGTTCATCGTCACCGCCGCAGGCAAGGCGCGCGCCCTGCACCGCTACGAGTGGCAGGGCATCTGGAAGTCGCGCTGGTATCCCGGCGAGTACCCCCGGCAACTGTCGCTGGCGAACGCGCGGGCGATCCACGCCAACGACATCGACCTGCTCGAAAACAACATCGACCCGTCCGAAGATGTCGCGGCGCAGGAGTTGACGCCGACCCTGGAAGCCTACGCCCGCAAACATTTCCGGCTGCTGGCCTGCGCCTTCGAGCGCGACTTCGATCCCATCGAGCGGTCGCAATGGTTCACCGACGTCACCGTCCGGATGGGGCGGGTCGCGAAAATGGACATCGACAAGATCAGGCTCACCGACGTCGAGGGCGCGCTCAAGCACTACTGGGTCGACCACGTTCCGCGCCCGACCGCCGCGCGCATCGCCTCGCGGGTCGCGGCGGTGCTGCGCCACCGGCACGCCAGGACCCGGCCCGACGAGCAATGGATGAACCCTGCCGACTGGAAGACGCTCAAGGATCGGCTGGGCAACCATCGGCACTTCGCCGAGCACCACGCCTCGCTGGAATTCGAGCAGGTTCCGGCGCTGATCAAGCTGCTGCGCACCGACAAGGCGATGTCCGCCCGCTGCCTGGAATGGGTGATCCTGACCGGCTGTCGCGCCGCCGAAGCGACCGGCGCGAAGTGGGGCGAGATCGACCTCGGCACGCGGACGTGGACGATCCCGACCAGCCGCCTCAAGACCGAGCGCAGCAAAGGGCCGCGCGGCAAAGCCTTCGTGGTGCCGTTGTCGCTGGCGATGGTCGAAGTCTTGCAGCGGGTGCGCGAGAACCGGGGCGACCTTGCCACCGACGACCTGATCTTCCCCGGTCGCGAAGTCACCATCCGCGACGGGCGGCGATACAAGACCCAGTCGCTCAGGCGCACGCTCGCCCGCCACTGGCCCGACATCAGCACGCACGGCTTCCGCTCCACCCTGGTCGCCTGGGGCGTGGCGATCCCGCACCGCAAGCGCCAGCCATTCGAGTTGGTGGTGATGGACCGGGTGATCGGCCACAACATCACCCCGAAAAGCGGCCAGGACGAAGCCGGGTCGAAAATCTCGCAGGCGATGGGCGCTTATGCGCACAAGGCCGGGCGCGACCTCTACCTCGCCCGGCGCAAGGTGGTGATGCGGGAATGGTCGGCGTTCATCCGCAACGGGCTCGCGCCGGAACTGCCGCCGGTGGTCGCCGCGACCCCCGAGAACGACAACGTGGTGCATCTGCACCAGCAGGCCAAGGTCGCCGCCTAGGCCGCCGGGTCGCCGATCATCGCTTCAAGGTCGGGTCGCCGGATCACCGTCCGGTGGCCCACCTTGGACAGCTTGAGCCGCCCGCTCTTGGCCGCCCGGTAGATGGTCGACCGGCCCACCTTGAGCGCCCTGGCGGCCTCGGGGATCGTATAGAGCGGCTGATCCAGAAGCGGCATCTTCGGGGCTTCGTCTGTTGTTGTTGGCACCCTCGTTTGCATAACTGCACACATTCAGTCTGACTAAGCCGTCCGCAGCACGACCCCCCGGTCGGCGGCGAACCTGTGAATGTCGTCGATGAGCTCCGCAAACTCCCGAACCCGGAGAGCACTCGACGACACATTCAAGTTCACAAAGCCGCGCCCGTCGAGCGCGGGAACCATACGCAACCCCCGTCCCATGTTCGCCAGAAAGAGCAGCTTCCAGTCGTCGGCGGGAAGCCGCTGGCCGTACCATTCGACCTGCTCGGCGATCTCGGTCAGCATCGCCCACATCGCGGCGTTCTGCGCCAGGGTCCGCTTGTCGGGCGTGGCGAACGTCGCCAGCGTGCCGGGGTCGGCGTTCCAGCACCACGTCGCCGCCTTCTCGCGGGTCTCGGGACTTGCCAGTCGGATCGCGGCCTGGGGCATTCACCATCCTTGCGCCTGACTGCGTTCCCCGGCGATCTCGGTGAAAGCCCGCTCGGGCACTTCGTAGCCCAGCCGCCGCAACAGCAGCAGCCGGGCTTCCAGATCGTCGAGGCTGTCGTCGTGGAATTCCTTGCCCGCGAACGGCAGGTCGATCTCCTCATATGTCGCGTTGACCAGCATCCGCGCATCGGCGTCGCGCGGCACGTTGATCGGCCTGCGCGCGGCGACGCAGGTCAGATAGCCGCCCGCCGTGCTGGCGAAGGCGTAGACGTCGCCCTCTGACCATCGGCAATAAGCCATCACGCGGCGACCTCCTCGATTGGCCCATACTGCGCCGACAGCCGCTCAACCCGCTCGGCGACGTCGGCCAGGAAGGCGCGGACCTCGCCCTCAAGCTCTAGGATACGCGACAGGTCGCGAGGGACGCGCTGCACGGCCAGTTGCATCCGGGTCGGCAGGCGCGGATCGAAGCTGACGAAGTCGCACCACAGCCGCCCGGTGCAGGCCATCTGCCATTGCATTTGGGTTAGATAGTTCGCCGCGATCTTGCCGCCGAGCAGGCTGTCGATATGGGTGGCGGTGTTCGGGCATTTGATCTCGACCAGCCCATCGGTCTCGACGTAGGCGTCGGGGCTCGCCCCGGCCCACATGATCTCCGGGTGGTCGATGAATTCGGCGTCTATTACAAGCAGGCCGCAGCGGTCGGCGTAGGCGAGTTTCGCCGCCGCCTCGTTGTCGATCCCCCACTGCATCGGACCGCTCACATAGTTCGGGGTCAGACTGCCGGTCAGCCGCTCGGCGATGAGTTCGGCGGCGTAGTTGATCCGCTGCGCGGATACGCCTGTCTTGGTGGCGGCGATGATGTCGGCGATCCGACTGGCGGTCGCCTTGCCGAGCCGTTGTGCATACCACTCGGGGCTGCGCTGCTGGATCATGGCTGCATCCCGCTGAATAGATCGCCAGCGTCACGTCGCCGGTTTTGTCGCGGCGGAAGCGGTTGACTGCTCCCGATCAGGAGTGGCGGATGGTCTGGGAATGTCCGCAGGTCGCAGTGCATAAAACAACTGCCATCACCGTTCCTCTTTTCGCCCATCTTGAAGCCTGGGGGGCGGCGGATTAGGGCCGCGCGGATGGCCTTCATATTGATCAACCACCACGCCGCAAAGCCGGTCTCAGCATCATCGCTGTGGCCGTAAAAGAACCAATCAGCGAAGCCATCGACGATCTTCTGGAGCTCGGTTCTTGCGCCGCTCTCGCATCGCGACCGCAGGGTCACGTCATAGAGGTATCGCCCTATGTAACCTGGGGTGCGCACGCGCGCCGCGATCATGCAGCCGTGCGCCGTGAAGATCATTAGGTCGGCGGCTTGCGTGCAGTCGATCTCCTCTGGTGTGGTGGTGAGAAGGTATGGCCCGACGATTTGTTTGATCGTCGGAGTGAAGCGGTCGGACCACGCGCGGCGTTCTGCGTATGACATCAACCGGCCCTCCCGAATTTGCCGAGCTCGTTGCCGTACTGGTCGAAGCCGTCGCGCGCCTCACGGGAGAACACGTCGATGCGGCGACCGGCGGTCACGCGCTGGATCAGGTCATAAAAATAATCTGGCTTGCGGCTGTGCTCGCGGCGCGGAGCCTCGAAGCAAACCGGGAACGCTTTCGTGTCGATGAAGGCCGGGGAGCCCTTGCGGGCATAGACGGCGAACTCGCAATTATATTGCGGCAGGCCGACCGGCTGGAAGCCGCCCGGCTTGTGCCAGACCATCGTCAGGACATAGCGCAGGCCCCATCCATCGAGCAGTCGCAACGCGACCGGCAAGAACCTCTGCGTCGTCCAGATAAAGGCGTGGCAATCGTCGGCCATCATCGCGCGCAAGGGATCGCCAAGGTCCGCGATCTCCTCCTCGCTCATGGTCGGGTAATCGAACCCCACCTGATTAGGGAACAGGTCGCGCTCGATCCTTTCCATCGGCCAGGGTGGGTCGACGACCAGCACGTCATAGACCCCGGCGGCGGCTTTCACCTCGACGGCGGCGACACCTTCCAGCGCCTCGATTAGCGCGTCGCGTTTCATTTTGCGGGTCGCGGCGGTGGGCTTGAGTTTCCCGGCACGGACCTTCTCGGCTAGATCGGGCCGCTTCGCATCAAGCTGGATCGCCTGCTCGATTGCGCCCCGGTTGGTGCCCGACGCCTCGGCCAAGGCTTCGGCCCCGGCCTTGCTGTGCGAGGTCGCCCCACTGGTTGTGGGGTCACCTGATGACGCGAGCCGGGTGCCGTCCTCGGTGCGCGGCTGCGCCTTCGCCGCCTCGCTGCGCTTCCGGTTGGCCTCGGCGGCGATCTCGTCGACCCGGCGCTGTAGTTCGCCGGATTGGCGGATGGCGTTCAGAAAGATCGCTGCGCGCTGCCCGGCGGATAGGTCCCGGCGCTCGGCATTGGCCGTCCAGGTGTAAGCGACTGGGTCGCCGATATAGTCCATGAAGCGCGGCACGACTCCCGCCTCCTCGCAGGCTTTGAAGCGGTTGCGTCCGTCGAGGATCGCGCCGCTATGCAGCACGATGGGATGCAGTAGCCCGTCGTTCCGGATGCTCTCGACCAGCGACGCGAACCGCTCGGCGTCCATCATCGGGAACAGTGCGGCTGCGGGGTGCTCGGCGCGCTCGGTCATTATCCCTCCGGAAGTTCGACGGTGACGGACGCGCTCGGCGTGAGAAGCCGGTCGGGCGGAACGTCGAGCACCACGTCGACGACCGGGGCTTGAAAGCACTGGTCGGGGATGCTCACCGCCAGCCGCACCGCGATCTCGCCGCGCCCCAGGATCGGCGTGCGCTTCGTCGCGCGCACATGGCCGAACTGGTCGAGGATCAGGAACGCCTTCGTCCTCATCCCGCGCCCTCCCGGTGCTGCTCGGCGATGTCGTTGAGCCACGCGCTCTGCCCGTTGGTCAGCGACCCGCGCCAGCCGGTCAGGCGTTGCAGGAACGCCCACTCGCGCGGCTGGAACGCCGCCTCGCCGAGCGCCAGCATCGCCGCCAGCAGCGGCGCGTGACGGGGATAAGGTTGCGGCGTCGGCATCAGTCGCGAGCTCCGATCCGCACCGCGTCGATCTTGGTCCGCAGCCGATCAAGCGCCGAGCGGACGTCCGCCAGGACCGCCGTGTCGGCTTGGCTCTTGGTGTGGGCTTCGGCGATCACCAGCCCGGCGTCGATCAAGTCGCTCACCGCCAGGATGATCCCGACCCGCACCGCGCGGGCGAATTGGCTTTCGGTCAGCATCAGCCTGCGCCCCCGAGCAGTTCGGTGTGGCGGCGCTCATGCAGCGCGTCGATCTTGGCGGCGGCGGCGGCGTCGGTCCCGGCGAGCTCGGCGCGCAGGTCTTTCGACAGGTCCCAGGCGCGGGCGAGATCGCGCAGGATGGTGACGTCGGTCAGGGTCTTCTCAAGGTGCGCCACGCGCTTCGCCAGGGTCGGACGCTCGGGCTCCTTCGGCGGGGCCAGGGGCGGCTTCGCGCCACTGCCAGAGCCGCGTCCTACCGCGCCCTCGCCGTCATCGTCCTCGCCTGCCGGGGCGACGGTGAGCAGCGATTGCAACGCCTGTCGCCGGGCATAGGTGAGCGCCGAGCCGTAGCCCTGCGCATCGCGCTTGCTGACCGGGATAGTATGCGTCGAGCGCAGCCATTGGCCGCTCTCGTGCAACAGGATCGTGGTCACCCGCACGCCGAGATCATCCGACGCGACCGGCTGCAGGACCGTGATCCCGGCCCCGTTCATCGCCGGAAGCACCGCCTCGGCGATCTCGCTCAGGCTCGCATACTTGGCGTTGAAGTGCGGGTTGGCGGCGTCCTTGGTGACCTTGGTGATCGCCGCCTGCGCCTTCGGCAGCGCCTTGGCGAGCTCGACGATCTCGGGGCTGGTGGTGATCGGGTCGGACCCGATGTTCATGTTCACGACGGCGTCGCTCATGGCTTCCAGTCCGGTCGGGTTAGAACCATCGTGGCGATGCGGTTGGCGTGCTTGGCGAGCTCGCGCAGTTCGGCCACCGTGAGGATGAGATCGCGCTCGATCCCGGCGCTGTCTTTCAGCGTCACCATGCCGCCGTGCTGGGTCTCGGTGATCGAGATCGTCCCCGGCGATTTCCCCGTGACGGGCACGATCAGGATCAGGCCCATGCGCGTCTTCGGTATGCGGCTGTGCGGATCATCTTTCACCGCCGCGACCGGCGCGGGCACGCTAGGCGTCGACGCGATGGGCATGGCGTTCGCCTCGCGGTGACTTCCGCCGCGCACGGAAGATCACAGACAATTGAGCGGCCAGCGAACCGGGTTTTGCCCGGCCAGTCGTCAATCCAAGGAGCGCTGCGTCGATGCAGCGCTTGCACGCCGTCAGCCCGGCGAGCGCCTCGACCCTGGACGTCAGCGCGGCCTCTGGGGCGGCTTCGCCGCAGATCGAACACACTGTCCCATGTTGGCCCATAACGTCCCGTGGCGTCCCATAGTGTCCCATGTCTTCATCGGCATCTAGGGCGGAACCCTTAGATTTCAGCACTGCGTTGCATAGCGCCATGAAGTCATCATCTGGCATGTGCCGCACCATCATAAGCCGGGTGACGTCGCGAATAGGGTCGTCGGCCACTTGGTTTTCTCCCGCTTGCTTGTGGCCGAAACTTCGGCCCTGTATCCGGCGAATGTCAATGCGGCCATTCTCAGTTTCCAAACCCGCCAGTCGGGGCGTAATCCTAGCCGCCATGCAAACCATCAGCGACCGTATGGCTAAGGTTGAAAGAGTCGCCACGCGGGTTGGCGTGCGAAAGCTTGCGCGCGAAGCGGGACTGTCGCGGACGACTGTCCAGTCATTCATGATGCGCGGCTGGCGACTTAAAAACCTATCGACTTGCGACAAGCTGATCGCGGCGGCTGATCGGCTAGAGCGACAAGCCCACCGCACATCATCCGGCGCAGCGTGAGACCGTGCGGGTCATCGGCATTGATCCAGGGAACTCAGGCGCGCTGGCTTTTTTGACTCTGGCCGATGGCCGACCGACCCACCTCGAAGTGATCGACATGCCGGTCGGGCGGGTCGGCGGGCGTGGCCGGGTCGACGAGTACGCGCTGGCCCGCGAGATCGACGCGCGGCTCAAGCCCGGCGACGAGCCGTTCACCGCCGCGATCATCGAGCAGGGCGGCGTGCGCCCGCAGAACGGACGGGTCGGCGCGGCGACGTTCTGGGTCGGCGTCGGCGTGCTGCACGGTGTCCTGGCGGCGCACTTCATTCCGATTGAGCTCACCACGCCCGCGCACTGGAAGCGGTCGCTGCGGGTGACCGGCGACAAGGATGCCTCGCGGCTGCGGGCTTCGGCGATCTTCCCGCTGTGGTCGGCGCTGTGGTCGCGGGCGAAGGATCACGGTCGCGCCGAGGCGGCGCTGATCGCCCTGCACGGGGTTAATCAGCTTCCGGTCCGACAGGCGCGCACCAGCGCTTAAAAGAGGGTGTTGGGCCGATGGCCGACGAGGACGGATATGTTGCTGGTCGTTCGTCGCTCGCCGATTGGGCAAGCAAACTTCATGGTCGGATAGACACCGACGAGGACGGCCAGGACTGCATTCGCTGCCCTGGCCCCGGCCACAGTCTCGCCGACGACAGTATGCTGGTGCGCTTCGACGAGGAGGCCAGCGGCGGCTTCCGGGTGCAGTCGTTCTGCATCGCCGACGACGACCCGAAGATGCTGCGCGACTTCGTCCGGTCGATGGTCGGGCTGCCAAACTGGAAGCCGAACGGCAAGAGCAACGGTCACGCCAAGCCCAAGGCCAAGGGTGTGATCACTGATAAATATCCCTACCACGACGCCGAGGGTCAGCCGGTGCTGCTGGTCAATCGGCTGGTGCCGAAAAACTTCCTGCAACAGCGACCGGACGGCGCTGGCGGCTGGGATTGGGGCGGGATCGACGAACTCGCCAAGGTGCCATTCCGGTTGCCTGAACTGATCGAGGCGGGCGGCAAGGGCCAGACCATCATCGTCAACGAAGGCGAGAAGGGCGCGCTGGCGTGTTGGGCCAACGGGCTCGCCGGAACCTGCTCGCCCGGCGGCGCTGGCAAGTGGCCGAAACACTTCGCGCAATGGTTCGCCGGGCTCGACGTGATCGTCTTGGCCGACAACGATGCGCCAGGGCGCAAGCACGCCGATCAGGTCGAGGCGAACCTGCGCGATGTCGCCGCGTCGGTGAAGATCATCAACCTGCCAGGGCTCCCGCCGGGCGGCGACATCTGCGACTGGCTCGCGGCTGGCGGCGACCCGGCGACCATCGTGAACCTGCGCGCCGGGCCGCCCGCGCGCGGGCTCACCGCCGTCGATCTTTGGTCGATGATCTTCCCGCCGATCAAGTTCGCGGTGCCCGACATCATCGCCGAGGGGTTGACCCTGATCGCCGGGGCACCGAAGCGCGGCAAGTCCTGGCTGGCGCTCGATCTCTGCACCACCGTCGCGTTCGGCGGCATGACGCTCGGCGACCGCAAATGCATCGCGGGCGACGTGCTCTACTGCGCGCTCGAAGACAGCCCCCGCCGGATGAAAGAGCGCCTGCACCGGGTCTGCCAGTTACGCACCGGCCCGCCCGGTCGCCTGACGGTGTGGTTCGGCCCCGACCTGCCCCGGCTCGGCCAGGGCTGCGAGGAGGCGCTGCGGGAATGGCTGGTCGAGCACCCTGAGCGCCGCCTCGTGGTGATCGACACGCTCAACTACATCCGCCCCGAACGGACGCGCGACGAGGACCCGTACAGCTACGACTACCGCTCGGCGACGCTCTTGCAGCGCATGGCGTCGGAATTCGGCGTCGCCATCGTGCTCGTCCACCACACCAGAAAAACCGTCGCCGAGGACTATCTCGAAAGCATCAGCGGCACCAACGGGCTGACCGGCGGGTCGGACGCGGTGATCGTCTTGGAGCGCCAGGGTGACGGCTCGACGGTGCTGAAAGGCCGGGGCCGGGACATCGAGGAATTCGAACTCGCGATCAAGTTCGACAAGGACGAGTGCCGCTGGCGGGTGACCGGCGATGTCGAGGAGGCGCGGGACAACGGCGTCAAAGCGAAAATCCTGGCGCACTTGCGCGACGCGCCATGGCCGTTGACGGCGGTTGAGATCGCCGCCCAGGCCGGGCTCAGGCGCAACACGGTCGAGGTCAACCTATTCCGGATGGCGAACGCCGGTCAGGTGAGCCGGATCGGGCGCGGCAAATATGCGCTGCCCAGCGTCGGCGGTGACGCCGACCACACCATCGTCAGTTTCGGCCCGACCCGGTCGCGGCAAGAGCCGCCAGACGACGAGGACGACGGCGACTGATGGCGACGAAGATCAAAACTTACACACTCCCCGAAAAGGCCCTGTTTTTAGGGCGTGTAAGTTTCAGTGTAAGTTTCTAATTCGGCATATAATTCAATGAGATAACGATAGGTTATCAGTGAAAACTTACAAACTTACACCCCTATATAGAGGGGGCTTTGTAAGTTTCGCGGAACGGGCCGAGAACATCGGAGGCAGATCATGGTGGCAAAGCGCGAGCGTAACATGACCTTGAAGCGCCTGCGGGCTGGGGCCGTCGTGCTCAAGACCGCCAGCGCCGAGGCACGCCACGGGGCCTTCTGGACCTATCCGGACACCGGCAAGGGCGCACCGTCCCAGGTCTGCGCGCATTTGGAAAAGATCGGGCTGCTGGTCACCGCCGACAGCCTGTTCCATGGCGAGAGCGGGCAGACCTACCGCTATGCGCCGCCGCCTCGATGAGGCACTTGATCCTGTCGCTGATCGCGCTCGGGGCGATTGTCGCGGCGTACCTGATCACCCGCTGATCGGGGATGGGTTCCGGCCCCGCTGTGGTCTTGGGCTGCGTCGGAGAGAGGGGGATTACCTGCCGCTGTAGGATCGCAGCGAAGCCGGAATGGTCGCGCGGTGTTGTCGGCCTAGCAACCGGCGCGGACTGTGCGCCTAACCCGCCGACCGGGCAAGCACCGCGCGAAACTCGGGCGGCAGGAACACGTTCGGCCCGACGACCCGGAACATCGGCGCGATCTGGTGGGGCTGAAAGCCAGCCAGCCCGCAGCCGATAGGCGTGACATCGAAGCTGAGCTCGGGGCGGGCGTCGGCGAACATGATGAACCGATGCACCGCAAGGTTAATCTCGGTCAGCGATAAGGTCCGAAGGTCTGCGTCCTTCGTCGGGATCGCATAGCTCTCGCCCTGCAAGCCTTCGCCCTGTCCATAAATCGCGCCGCGATGCTGGCGAGCCCAGAGCGCCGCACCCTTGCCGTGGCGACCGGCGAGATTGGAGCCGAAGACGAAGATCAGCGTCACGCGCTAATCCGCCCGCCGGTGCCGCCAAAAGCGCGCTGCGAATGCTCGTCACAGTATGGCCGCCGCCCGGCTCGACCGCAGACCACCATGGTCGCCCCAGACCCGCCGAGCGGCCACTGACAGACGCAACGACCGGCGGCTTCGATAAACGGCACCCCGGCGACAGCCGAAGGTTCCGACAGGGCTGGGGCCGGATGCAGCGGTTTCATCGTCTAGCTCCCCTTGCGCAGTCCATCAGCCAATCCCGAAGTTCGGTAAGGCCGGTCGATGTGGCTGACCGGCGTCCGATCAGCGAAGTGGTCTCGGCCCGATAGACGCCACCGCCGATTGACCATGCCCGGCCAAGCAACTCGCCGGTGTCGGCGCGAAGGTCCCAGGCCCCGCTCTCTCGGCTCCATTCAAAGATCACGGCGCATTGCAGTCTGCTATACAGGGTTGCAAACAGGCCAGTTTTAAGCATTCATCGCAAGCGGCCGAAATTTCGGCCTAGCCTGATCACGGAGGCTTCAGACTTGTCGGACAGGAAACCCTACACAGGACGGGCTCAGCAGGCTGCGCCGAGGCGTCCGAATTTCATCCCGTCAACGCCCAATTACTTGAAATATAACTGGCTGGATAAAGACCCCGACATGGACCTGATCGTCGCGCTGATCGGCGAAGCTGGTTTCAGTCCGGAAGACGTCGAGCACGAGACTGAGAAGCTCGGCCACAAGGTCTCGCGCTACACGGTGATGAACTGGCTCTATGGCGGTGTCCGCCGCCCGCAAAACTACACCATGACCATCGTCGCGCTGGCCTGCGGCTACACGAAGACCTGGGCTCCGATGAGCGCCGCGAAGCCGGTGACCGCCGAGACCCAAAACCCAACATCGAGACCACCGGAGACCCGCACGCATGTCAGGCATTGATCCGCTTCGACTGGCGCAGTTCATGGTGCTGCCCGGCGCGGCTGAGCTCGTCGAGTCCTTCTCGGCGATCCCGCCGGGACCGCTGCGCGACAGCATCGTGCATCACGCCAGGATGATCGCCGACAGCTACAGTCGCACGGATGCGCGCAGCATCCAGCCACAGCCCGCGCCGCGACTGGCGAGCCCCTTCGCCGAAGGGTTGAGCTCGACCAGCGCCGAAGGCCAGATCGTCGAGCGCGCGCTGCGTGGCGAAGCCCCGCACGTCATCGCCGCCGATCTTGGGCTCAAGCTGGGACTGGTCGTGTCGCTGATGCGCAAGGCTCGCCAGGAAGGCGGCGTCACGTTCCCCGGCGACAATGATGGCGGGAAGTCGAAAGCTCGAAAGCCCAGCAACGCCAAAGGCAAGAAACTCAACCTTGAGCGCTTCCCGGTCCCCGACCCGCCGTACTGGTGGGAAGACCCGGCGTCGCCGATCTGGGACAATCCGGCGATCCTTCCGACGATAATCGAAGACCCGAAGGGCTCGATGGCCGGGCTCGGGCCGCTCGACCGGCGGGCGTATTCGTCGATGGCCCTGGCGGCGGCGCGGCAGGGTATCACCATGCGAGACCTGATCGCGCAGCGTTACGAAATGCTACGGCGGATTGACGCTGGCGAGTTGCCGAGCGCAATCGCGGTGGCGCTGCGGACCACGCCTGACAAGGTCTATGGGTTGCTGGCGCGGGTCGGACGCTCGCGGATGCAAGAGATGAACGCCCGGCCCCTGGTAGGGAAGCCGCAGGAAGCCCCACCAGCCGCCGCCGCGCCTACCCTACCCGACGACTCGCCAGCGCCGCCCACGCCCGCTCTTGCGCCCGGCGACGCCGCGCCTAGTTCCGACCCGCACGGGTCGTTGCGGCTCGCGGCGCAAAAATGGGGCTTCACCACCGTCACTCGCTACGAGGACATGCGCAGGCGAGTCCACGACCTGCGGATGGCCGGATGGCACCGGATACAGATCAGCCGGGAAACCGGGATGTCGGTGGACTTCGTGAAGATCGCGATCCAGCACTGGCGGCGCAATGGCGTGGTCTTCCCCGAAGCCCGGTTCAAGCTGGCGAACAAGGCTGTCGCATGATGGGTTTGGAATTAGAGGCTGTCGAGGCGCTTGATCGCGGGATCAAGGCGCTTGGGGCGTCGATCCGCTGGCAGACTGCCGCCGCTGCCGTGGTGATGGGCGGGCCGACAGCCATGCACCGCCGATTGATCGAGCTTGCGGTCGAGAGCGACGAGATCGCCCGCGTCGAGCTCAACAAGGTGCGCGAGTTACTCGGCGGCGTAACCGAGCCAGACCCCGCCGAACCACCACCGCCACGACCGGACGACTGATCCCGGAGAACGCCCAATGGTCGACAAGATCACCAGCCCGTTCACCCCGCCGCAGGTCGAGGCGCTCAACCGCTGGCAGCGAACCGACTGGGTCCACGCCTTCACCTGTGCAGACCGCAACACCCCGGCGCATCACGCCTACGCAAAGGCCCACGGCCAGGGCGACCACGGCATTCTCACCGCGACCCGCGACGGCTGGGTCTGCCCGGTCTGCGGCTACCGCCAGAACTGGGCGCACGGCTTCATGCTGGACCCGCCGCGCCGCCCACCGTGGCACACAGACGAAGGGCCGGTGCCGTGAGCGTCGAACCCATCGACCGGATCGAAGACGAGCTCTGGGCCTGGGTCACCGACGCGCCGGATGGCCCTTCGGTTGTCGGGGTGCTGACCGACTATGGGCACACACCGCTGGTGTTCACCCGCAAGGCCGTCGCGCTGCGGGTCGAATATCTGGCGCGCGGGCATGGCCGGTCGCTTAACCAGCCGGTGCGGCTCGTGCATTTCCGCGAGGTGCCCGAGCCATGATGCGGCTGCGCAACCGGCTACAGAGCGTGCGGACCCAGAACGGCCACTCGATCCGCGAAGCCGCCCGCGCGACTGGCGTCGACGCTATGGCGCTCAGCGAGATCGAGCGCGGCCTGCGCTCGCTGTCGGCGCGCATGGCGGTGCGGCTCGCGTCCTATCTCAAAACCTCGCCAATGAAGCTGCTGCACGAAGACGCCGCCGACCGGCTCGACCGCTATCTCGACAGCACCAAGGACATCATCGGGTCCATCGACACCGAGACCGACGACGATGGCGTGCCGATTGGGCGGTCGATCCGATGAGCGACCCGCTGGCAAAAGACCTGATGCTGGCGGTGGCGCGGGTCTCGGCGCAGATGCTGGTTCACGGCGAGCTCGCGCGCCAAGCGTTTGAGATCACCAGTCGGTCGCCTGCGTTGATCGCCAAGCTCGACGCCGAGGGCGCGACGCTCGACATCGAGCTTAACCGGCTCGCTGATCTTGCCGAAGACGCCGGGCAGATCGAGATCGCCGCTGGTATCCGGCGGACCATAGAGCGCCGCCCGAGGCTGGGGGTCACGCAATGACCAGCGATCTCAACCCAGACGCCGCGAGCGTGGTGACGTCGGAATACTACGAAGTCACCATCGAGAGCGCCGATGGAACCGAGTTCCAGCAATTCGCCGCCGAGCCTGTCGCGCGCCGCACCTTCGCCAACGAGCGAGCCCGCCTGCTCGATGGGCAACGCCTGACGCTGACTAAGGTGATCCTGCTCGACGCCGCCGAAGGGGACGGAACGAATGTCTGAGACCAGCCTGCGCGACAACTTCGAGCATTTCCGGCGCATCCGCCGCGAGATCATTGCCGACGCCACGGCGCACCAGCAGAAGGAAGCCGTCGCCCTGGCGATTGGCATTCTGATGGGCGGCGGGTTCCCCGGCTGCGCGGCGACCGTCGCGGTGCTCGCCGAGCGCGCATTCCCCGGCACCGTTTGGGCGTGGGTCGATGAGTGAAGCTGTCGCGGGCGCGCTCAACATCGCCGACACCCGGTTTTATCTTTCGACGCTCCGCGCCCGCTTGCCGATGTTCACGATCACCGATCACCCGAGCGACTGGCCCGACTTCTATGTCGCCCGACTGCACCTGAGCCTGCCAGAGCCCAGCGCCATGCCGATGGCGATCATGGACCCCGATCTCGACCGGCTGCGCGAAACCATGATCGCGCTCAGCGGGGCGTGCCTGTCGCGCGATCCCACCGATGACCCGGTGATCGTTGAAAGCTGGATCATGTGATGGTCGCCAGCCGCTTTCCCGACGCGCCAGCCGCGATCAAGACCCTGCGGGTCGACCGGCGCGGCTACCCGGTCCCGGCCTTCGTGCCTTGGTTCGACGGCGAGCCCGAGTTCCGCGCCGTCGAGGCGAGCACCATCGAGCGGGTCCACCGCGAGCGGCTGTGCTGGATTTGCGGGCTCAGGAACAGCGGCGCGAAAGCCTTCGTGATCGGCCCGATGTGCTGCATCAACCGTCTCGCACCGGAACCGCCGAGCCACCTGCTCTGCGCCCGGTTCGCGGCGCAGTCCTGCCCGTTCCTGTCGCAGCCGATGGCGAAGCGCAACCTGCACAACATGCCCGAGCACCAGCCGCCCGCCGGGATCATGATCCCGCGCAATCCCGGCGTCACCGCGATCTGGGTCGCCTCGACCTATCGGGCCGAGAAGCAACCGGAAGGCGGGCTGCTGTTCCGGATCGGCGCACCGGCCAAGGTCGAGTGGTGGTGCGAAGGCCGCAAGGCGACCCGCGACGAGGTTGTCGAAAGCGTGCGCTCTGGCCTTCCGGCCTTGCAGGACTTGGCGAAGCTGGACGGCCCCGAAGGGATGATGGCGCTGCTCGATCAGACCAAGCGGTTCATGAAGCTGGTGCCTGCATGAGAGAGGACGCCCAATGAACGCGCCAGCCCCATCGCGCCCGCCACAACCCCCGCTGCCGGGCTTCGCGCTCGCCGCCGTCGCGGTGCCGATCAAGGTCGCGGTCTGGATCACCGTCGCGCTGCTGGCGCTGGCGGCGAGCGACCTGTGCCTGAGCGTCGCGCTGATGATCCACGTCACCGGGGCGTGCCGATGACCACCGGCTTCCTGATCGCGCACCTGATCTCGCCCGCGCTGGTCGGCGCAGGCGTCGGGCTCAAGGCCCCGCGACACTGGGGCCGCTGGTCGGTCGCGACGGCTGGCGCGATAGGTGGTGTCGCCATTGGGGCTATATATGACGCACTCGCTACCTTAGCGGGCGCTTGAGAGGGGTGGGGAATGCCGAGAGCCAGGGAAGATATTCACCAAGTCGACGCGCATGTCGGAATGAAGGTGCGGCTGGTGCGCCGCCAGCGCGGGCTGAGTCAGGCCGCGCTCGCCGAAGGGATCGGACTGACCTTCCAGCAAATCCAGAAGTACGAGCGCGGGGCGAACCGGATCAGTTGCTCGAAGCTGGTCGAGATCGCCACGCTGCTCGGCGTGCGACCGGGTTATCTGCTCGACGACGCCCCTGGCGCGCTCGGAGCCGAGCCGAGAGATCGGGTGTGGGAGGAGGTGATGGAGCTCGTCGCCGGAACGCCAGGGATGGTCGAGGCGGTCCGCGCGCTCGCCGAGCTCGATTATGATGTCCGCGCGTCGTTTGAGATCGTGCTGAGCGCCGCTGTCGGCCATGGGCGACGCTCGCCACGCCACCCCGTCGCCGCATGACCCTTCGGCTCGGCCATTACACCCTGCGCGGCCACCAGCCGGTCGAGTGCGATGACCTGTTCAAATGGGCGAGGTGGTTTGAGACCGCCAACCGCTGCGTCGCGTTCGATGAGCTCGGGCCGGGCCTGACTGTCTCGACGGTGTTCATGGGGCTCGATCACCAGTTCGGCGAAGGGCCGCCGATCCTGTTCGAGACGCTGGTGTTCGACGACTACGCGCAAGGCGACGGTGCCCGTTATGCGACCTGGGACGAAGCCGAGCGCGGCCATCGGGAATTCGTCGCGACCATCCGAGCGCGGCTCGACCCGGTTAAGGCATCCACATGACCACCGACAGCGACAAGGCATTCGATCAGCCGCACCACGGGCACAGCGACGGCTTCCGCGCATTGCTGGTCGATCCCGCCGACCGGACGGTCACCGAAGTCGAGATGCGCTCAGGCGAGCCGCCAAGCTGGCGCGGACTGATGGGGCTCGATCCTGGCGAGAGCCTCGATCATGCGATCATCTGGGGTGGTCCGAACGACCCGGTGCGGCTGTGCATCTTCGTCGACGGCGCTGGCTACTACCGCCAGCCGCCGCCTGCGTGGTGGCGCTTCGATGACTACCCCAACCCGCTGCCGGGGCGGACCCTGGTCTATGGCTGCGACGAAGCTGGCGAGACGGTTGATGTGCCAGACGATCTCGAAGCCTTTTATCAGCGCGTGGAATGGCTCGGCTCCGAGCGCCCGACCCTGCCGAAGTCGCAAGTGATCAGTGGCGGCAAGGTGGTCGTCGAGGTCGACCACAACGCGCCCGACCGGCCTCAATCGCCTGCCGAATACTTCGACCGGATGTTTCCGAAGGAACCTAAGCCGTGAGATTGCTGGTCTGTGGCGGGCGGCATTATCGCAACGCGGAAGCGGTGCGGATGGTGCTCGACGCTGCGCTGCGCAGCGGGCCGGTCACGATCATCCAGGGCGGCGCGCGCGGGGCTGACAAGCTAGCGCGGGAATGGGCGGATGATCGCGCGGTCGAGTGCATCACATTCGCCGCCGAATGGGATCGGGACGGGACCATGGCCGGGCCGATCCGCAATCAGCGGATGCTCGTCGAAGGCAAACCCGACATGGTCCTCGCCTTCCCCGGCGGGAACGGGACCGCGAACATGATCCGGAAAGCTCAGGCGGCGCGGGTGCTGGTGGTCAGGTTTCCGCCGACCGGCGACAACCGGATGCCCTTCGGTCTCGACTAATGGATCACCCCGAACGCCTTGAGCGCGGCCAGCAGGCCGCCGAAGAACGCGCCGCCAGAGCCGAAGGCGACCCCGATCAGCACCGCCGGATACCAGCGTATTTCCTGGCGCTTGCGGTCGTGGTCGGCGAGGTCCCGGTCGATGCGCGCGATCTTTTCGCGCAGGTCGAGTTCGGGTGTGGCTTCAGTCGTCATGGTCACAGGGTAACGGCTCCGCTTGAAAATACCAGGGCAGCGGGTGCCGCCCTTGTGTAAGGAATGTGTTTAAACATGCGCGTGCGACGGTGCAAGCACTACCGCTCACAACGCCGCGAAACCTGCCGCCCTAGCCCTCGTTCCATTCGTCGGCGATAGCCTGGGCGTCGGCCTGGGTCGCGAACGGGGCCGAGGCGGCGTCGAACGTGCCGTCCTCCTGGGCGTATCCCACGATCCAGCCGTGGAACATCGGGTCGTGGCTGGGGTCGGTGTTGTGGAAGACGGTGAGCATCGGGTAACTCCGTGTTGGTGAGAGTGTGTACGATGCTGCACACACGCTTGCAAGCTATAAGGGTGCGGTCGGGTGCCGCACCCCCAGCCGCGCCCTACCAGCCGAACTTGGTCCCTTTTTGCAGAACCGTCATCGCGCAGCCTGGAGACGGGTGCTATCTTGCCGTGTACCTGTTCAACCTTGGCTAGTGGGGCTCTCCGTGCTGCACCTTGCAAAGTCGCTCGCCGTCACGGCGGCGGTCGCTGTCCTGGCTTTCGCCGTTCCCACCGCTGCCGCGACATTCCTCGATGAAGCTGGCCCGGCTTCGGACGGCTCGCTGTCGTGGGACCTGGGGAACGACGGCGGTATCCCGCTCGGCGCATTCACCGACGACTTCATGCTGACGTTGCCCGCGACCGGCTTCACCGCCGCCGGGGTCGAGGCGACCTTCACGTCGAGCACCAACGATCTCACCTTCTCGCTGGTCACGCTGGGCGGCCTAAAATTCAAGCTGTTCGATGAGCCGAGCGAGCACCTCGGCACGTTCCCCGCGCATATCTTCGCTGGCGGCCCGATCCTGCTCGAAGTGAAAGGCACCAGCCCCGGCCCGGCGGCCAGCTACGACGGGCATGTGACGTTCTCGCCGGTCGCGGTTCCTGAGCCGGTCACTTGGGCGCTGATGGTCTTCGGTTTCGGCGCGGCTGGCGCGATGCTTCGGCGTCGGCGCTCGACCGTCTCGGCCTAGGCGTCGGCACCCGCCATAGCGACGCGGATGCGGTGAAGGACGAACCAAGCCGACTTCTGAGTGATGCCGGTCGCGCGGGCCAGCTCGTAGCTCGAAATGCCGTTCTTGCAGTTGGCAACGCTCCAGATCGCGACGAACCACACGTCCAGCGGAAGCGCGCTGTCCTCGAAGATGGAGCCGGTCTTGACCGTGAACTGGCGCTTGCAGACCTTGCCCTCGGCGTCCTTGGCCTTGCACTCGAAAAGGCGGCGCGGGGTTTCAACGCCGGTCTTGCGGTTCTTGCTGGTCGCCACGAAATAGCGAACCTCGCCGCAGACGCCGCAGGCCGGGCAATGAACGCCATCTGGCCAACGCAGCTTTACAGCCAGGTCGTGGGTGCGCTCCGCGTCGGCGAAATACCGCACCGCTTCCATCAGCGTCTTGGGTTGGGCGGGGGCTGCGGTTTCCATGCGCCCAAGGTAGGCGCGGGAGCTTACTGCGTCAAGTCAATTATTACCCCAGGATGTCGGGAACGCGCTCACGCGGGCACCGCCGCCATCCCGGCGCGCATTCGCTCGACGAAGTAGGCGCGGAGCGGCGCGTTGAGCAGGAGCTCCTCGCGCATCGCGGCCTTGGTCATCTCGACCTTCCTGGCGAACACTTCGAGGGTGACATCGCCAGGGACGGTGGCGAGGAGGGCGAGGAAGTCTTGCATCGAAGGTAGCCTTTCGGGCTTTGCGCGCTGGCTGGATTGCCGCGCTGCTGTTTGCGTTATGGGGACTGTATGCACCACTGCACGCAGCGCTGCAAGCGCATGTTGGCATATGCGACATTCTGTCTGTGTGTGTACGATTGTGCTTGCGTCCTTGTGTGCATTCGCTAAAACCGCATCAACAACAACCGAACAGCGACGAGACACATGGCCCTCATCACCCTCAACCGCCGCAGCTACTTTATCGACTGCGACACCATCGAGATCACCCCGGTCAGTAATGGCCGCTGGTCGGTCACCTACGACCGCAGCACATTCCTCGTCGTTGGCGGGGTCAAATCCGGCGGCGCAGCGCACGAGTGGTTCTGCCACCACCCGCTGTTCTACGGCGACGCCTGGGTGCCCTGCGGCAGTATGGTGCAGGCGATCAAGCTCGGGGTGCAATACTGATGAGCCAGCACCCGCACCCCGGCGACACGCGCTACATCGGCAAGGCGACGCCGAAGGGCGTGGTGATCAAGGCGCTCAGCCGGGGCGAATGCCTCGGCACCTACTTCGTGGCGATCAGCCAAGGCGGCGACAAGATCGGCGAGCCGAAGCGCCTGCCGGGCTTCGAGCCGGTCATCGGCGAGGAAGCCGAGGCGGTGCTGTTTATGGCCCGCCGGTCGTTCAACAGGCTCAACGCAGGCGACATCGCCCAATGGGATTGAAACCTGCTAAACTCCCCGCCGTCGTTGAACACCTTGACCCTGCTTCGGCGGGGTCTCTTTTTGCGCTATAGAGCGGAATGGCCCGCCGCAAACACAAGCCAGCCGACCCGCAGGACATCGCCCGTCGACGCGCCGAGCGGGATGCCAACGAGATCGAGATCAGACGCTTGCGCGATCACGGCGCGGTGGTCAGCCTGGATCGGGCGCGCAGGATCACCACGGCCTATCGCGCCAGCCCGTTCCGCAAGCTGCTCGACACCAAGACCATCACCACCACCCAGAGCGCCGCCGCCGAACGCCTCTGCCAGGACTGGGCCGAGTGGAAGGGTCTGGACGGCAAGCCACCGCCGACCGGCATCCCGAACCCGCATCCGTCGCAGAGCACCGCCTTGGTGACGGATCGGATGTTGCGCGGCGGTCAGCGCATCGCTCAGGCGCTCGGCGCGGTCGGTCCGGTCGACCGCGAGCTCTTAGGCGCAATGGCCGCCGCTGCGGTTGAGGAAGATTGCCCGATCCCCTGGCGCGACATCGTACGCCGGATCACGGGTGTCACGCAGACCGTCAGGCAGTCGCAAACCGTCGCGAATGCGCTCGCGAATTTGGTGGGCGCTTATCACTTGAGGTAGGCGACGGGCCGCCAGCGAAGCCCACTGACGGCCCCTTGGCGACCTCGGCGCTACTACCCTAGCCGAACCGGCCCAGCCTCACCCAACCACGACGAGCCACACCGTGCCCTGCCACGCCGAACCCGGCCATGCCAGCCGCACCGCGCCGGGCCTAACCGTGCAACACCGCGCAACGCCTTGCCTGCCCAACCGAGCCTGACCGCGCCGGGCCATTCCAAGCCTTGCCTTGCCTGCCGCGCCGCGCCTGACCCGGAGCAACCCCGCCTGACCACGACGGGCCGCGCCACGCCAGCCAGACCTTGCCAAGCCGCACCCGGCTCGACCTGACCTTGCCTCGCCTGCCTACCTCGCCAGGACACACCTAGCTCAGCCTCGCCAGCCCTGCCGCGCCCCACCTAACCTAGCCCTGCCAGCCAAGCCGTGCCACGCCATGACCTGCGTCGCCCTGCCTGCCATGCCGGGCCAAAACAGACCTGACCCCGCCTAGCTGAACCTCGCCATGCCTGCCACACCTTGCCATTCCAAACCGCGCCTGACCGCACCTTGCCGCGCCGCGCAATGCCTCGCCTGCCAAACCCCGCCTCGCCATGCCCAGCAGCACCGAGCCCCGCTGGGCCTAGCCTGCCGTGCCCTGCGTTGCCGTGCCTACCATGCCAGACCCCTGCCACGCCTGCCGCGCCGAGCCATGCCCAGCCCCACCGGACCGCGCGATGACACACCGGGCCTGCCATACCGCACCTTGCGACACCGAACCCCGACCCGCCTAAACAAGCCGTGCCTGCCGCGCCCTGCCCACGCTCGACCTTGCCACACCGCGCTCAGCCATGCCTGCCGCACCGGGCCGCGCCTCGCCAGACATCGCCATGCCGTGACCCGCCCTGCCAGCCATGCCCTGACCTGCCCCACGTCACCACGTCTGCCATGCCGGGCCTGACTCTGCCTGACCCAGCCTCGCCCCACCATGCCTGCCGGGCCGGGCCAAGCCTTGCCTAGCCCTTCCGCGCCGAGCCATGCCAGCCAGACCCTACCTGACCTCACATCGCCATGCCCTGCCACACCAAGCCCATCCCCGCCTCGCCTGCCTCACCTTGCTCTGCCTGACCCTGACACGCCTCGCCAAACCCAATCTCGCCTCGGCTAAGCCGGTTCGGGTTTAAGCTCGGTTTCGAGCCGCGCGAGTTCCAAGGCCGCGACGGTTTCGTCAATCGCGCCATTGACCCGTGCGAGCTCGATAAGGTCGCTATATCGCCGTCGCCAGGAATTGAGCTCGCCGAGCGCCCGGCTGAGCAGCCCATGCACGACCTGCGCGTCGCTCGCCGCCCATTGCACCCCGGCGTAACCCTGCTCGCCGCCCACGGTGACGATGTTGACGAAGGCGCGCACCCCGTCCCTGATCTCGCCGTCCTTGGTGATGATCTCGACTTCAAGCTGCTGCACCACCGCGCGCGCCTGCTCGACCCGATAGGCCGCGCCAGCTACCGCGTCATCCCATTCGAACAACGGATGCAGCGGTGAGCTCGCGGGCTTCGCCGCCTCGACGATTTCCGGCGGATGCAGCAGCCCGTTCCCGGCCAGGGCTTCGAGCGCTTCGCCGATGGTCTGCGGATCGGTCCCATAACGATGGGCTCCGGGTCGCCAGAAATAGGTTGTGCGGCTGGTCATCGGCTCGGCACCTTCTCGTTGGACTTGGCGACATGGAAGCGACCGAAAGGCCCGTTGCGCTGCGGACGCCAATCGCCGATCCCTACCGCGAAACCGGCCAGATCGAACAGGCTGATGACCTGCTCAGGCGAGATCGCCGAGGTGTTGACCTTGACCGTCAGGATCGCGCCCCAAGGGTTGAATTCAGGGCGATAGCGCAGATCGGCGACCCCCATTCCGACCCGCGCGATGTCTTCGCGCATCGACGGTGGCGGACCGCTGATCTCGACGAATTCGCCGACGATGTGGAACGCCTGCCGCGCCGCCACCTTGGTCATCCCGGCCACCGACGTCACCGCGTCGACCGCCGCGCTCTTGAAGCCCACCGCCGGGAAGCCGAACAGCGCCGCCTCGATATCCGCCTCGCTCGGCTTCTTGGGTTTCTCGGTGAGCCAGTAGAGCGCATCGCAGAAGTCGTCCCACGGCACCTTGGCGTCGCGGCCTTTCGCGCCCTTGCGCTGCTGCTTGGCCGCCATCTGCTCCTTGGCCTTCTGCGACCACGCATGCACGATCAGCGGGCTGTCGCCGATGATCGGCACCTCGATGGTCTCCACCTGTAGGCGCGGAAGCTCTAAGACGTTGGTGGTGCTCGCAGCCATGTGCCTTCTCCTGTTGCTCTATACAGCCCTACCCCCTAGGCAATTAGCCGACTCACTCACATATCTGTCAACGCCGCTGTATGGTGGCCTGTGTGCAGGGTGGACGCTACGGGTGGTGTTGCAAGACCCTTGCACCCCTATAGGTATAGGCGGATAACTTGGTTATGGGGCAGCGACCGCGCCCATCCGACCGGACGCCAGAGGTCGCGGCCTATCAGCGATGGTACTGGACGCCGCGCTGGCGTCGTAAGTCGCACGATCAACTGATTGCGCATCCGTTCTGCGCCTACTGCCTGCGCGACGAAGGTGTGTTCACCGCCGCGACGATCTCCGATCACGTCATCCCGCATCGAGGTAACGCACATCTGTTCTGGCACGGCGAATTGCAGAGCTTGTGCAAGCCGCACCACGACGGCGATAAGCGGCGCGAGGAACAGATGATGCAGCCCGAGCGCTGCGATGCGGATGGATGGCCGGTGTGAGCGGATACGAGCTTCGGCGCGCGCTGATCCTGCTCAGCTACTACGTCGCCGCCCTGGTGATCGGCTTCCTGATCGGACGTTACGCGCCGTTCTGATCCGCCAGCCTCGGCCTCGACCGGCGGGCTGCATGGCGGGGGGATACCTCAGTCTGCGCGTCGCGTTTCAAATCAA